GTGGGCTCGGTGCTTTCTGCCCAGGCCGCCAGGGCCTTGACATATTCATCGCCGCTCTGGTCGATGAGCAGGATGTACCAGTCGTCGTCCTTCTCGCGGAACTCCTCGATGGCGGCAACCACGGCTGCGGCCTTCTCGGACTCCCCAGAGCCGGACGGGGCCTCGATGCCAAGGATTTTCACCTTGCGGATGAGGGTGGTTGCCAGGGTGGTCTTGCCCTGGTTGAACAGGGCTTCGGCCATATCGGCAACCTTCTTCCCGGTGAAGTCGGTCTTGATGACTTCCAGATCGCGGTAGGTAGCGACATCCTTTGCCCCTTCCGTGGAGACCAGGAGAATGTCCAGGCTCTCAGTACCGGCGGGCTTCGCGTCAATGTCAACGACCACGATTACGTCTTTCGGCATGGTTTTCACTCCTTCTTTGAATGGTGTTCGGCTTATCAATAGCAGCGACTTCAACCACATCCTCCCGGACATAACGGAGCCGGACGTCGAAGCCGTAGCGGCGTCCCATCTCGTTGAGTTCCAGTGCATCGCGGTTGGTGGCATTGGAAACGTCCAGGGCTACGAACCCGGCCGCCTCCAGGGCGTCACGCCCGGTATGGAGGAAAAAGCCCTGGGCCTTATGCGCAAGGTCCAGGGCTTCATCTGCTCCAAAGATAGTGCCGTTCTCGGTGGTTCTGTCGATGCTGCAAGCAGTAAATGAAAAAGTGGCGGTCGGCTGCTCTACCCGAACCGACACCAGGCTTCCTTCTGCCTCGCCGTCGCCCTGGAGATAGTGCCCGAGGCTCCCGTCTGGGATATAGTCGGTCGTGACCGTGTAGACGATGAACGGGGGTTCTGCCTCCGGCTGGACCTGCGACGCGAGCACAACAGGGCACCCGACGGCGGCGTAAAGGGCAGCAATCAGCTTGTTTCGCTTCTGGGTGAAGGTCATTTTGGTGCTGCGCCTCCTCTCGCCTCGACCAGGTAGCGCTTCATGGGGTGAAGGCTGTTGTGCCCGAGTTCCTGGGTAACGGTGTAGGTTGTATTGGAATCCGGGTCATACACCTCGGCCCCGACCTTGAGGGTGTGGCCGTTGGTGTATATTTTCTCGGAACGGTCCGTGACGGTGCCGGTGATCTCCCGGCGCAGGTCCACGTCACTGACCGGCAGGACTACGCCCTGGAAGGCGGTCTTCTGGTCTGGCGTGGGTACCCACTGGCCGCCCTGGGCCTGGTCGTATTTGCCGCCTGCCGTGAGCTCGTACATGGTATGCAGTAGCCCGCCAGGTATCTGGGGCTGTGCCATTTTGAACAGGATGCCCACGCTATCCCTCCTCGATTTTCCAGGTGATTGAGTTTCGGAGCCGCCCCGTCACAACGAGGGGGTTGTTTGCCCAGGACGGGTGCCGCTCCTTCTGAATATTGCCCTTCGGCTCGAAGTTGCTGGCGTCGTTGATGAACTCCCGGATGAAGTCAACCGCCTTGCCGCCGATGTACTCAGCCACCTCGGTGGCCGTCTTCCCGTGGAGGATGATCTCCGAAACCTGGTCCTTCACGACCTCTGCGAGCCGGTTCTTGTTGGCGTCATACCCGGCGCGGATGAAGGACCGCTCCGGGATGGAGACAGAGGGAAGCAGCAGGAACAGGAATTTGAGGTTATCCCCCTCGTTGCCCTTCCGGCGGCGTCCCTTCTCTACGACACCAAACAGGTATCCGGCCTCTGACCGGATGAAAAAGAGCCCCGGGAAGTCCCTGGGGCTCTTGTCGTAGCTATCCTTATGGATGGGGATAGCCAGGTTCTTGGTGGTCTTTGCCGTGATGACCGCGCCATACTCATGCACCCTGGCGATGGTCAGGATGTCGCTGTCTGCGTCCCCCTGAATACCGACCTTGATACGGATCCGATTCAGGTGCTCCAGCTCCTTCCTGATGCGCTCGATCTCCGGCGTAACGGCGTCTGTGGTCCTCATGCCTACCACCTCATGTAGCGGGCCAGGGTCTCCATCCAGGAGCCGCGCGGCTCCTTATCGAAGGTCCAGCTCACGTCCGATATAGAGAAGGCAGCGAGGCCCTGGGCGCCATTCCGAAGGATGGAGAACTCCTGTTCTGCAATCCCCCACACGATGCCGATGATGTCCGCCGGAAGGTCCGACGGCTCCTCCTTGGTGGCGTCCTTCGGAAGGATGTAACCGGCGGTGTATTTCACCTCAAGGTATCTCCTGGGCGCCACATAGTCGTTTGCCAGCCCGGCGATGTAGCCACGGAACGTCCAGCCGATGTCCCGGTAGATTACCCCGACATCGCCCTCCATTGAAAAGTCGTAGGAGGCCGGGTCGAACTCCGCGCCGCTTTCAGCATCCTTGATGTACTCCACGGCCCTGATCGGGTACTGCTGGAGCACGAGCTCCTGGTGCCCGGGGCCGGTGTACCTCTGGGTGTAGGTTTGCCGACCGAACTTCCGCCCGGTGATGGTCTCGACCCAGGCAGACGCCGTGTTGATGAGCCGGATGACATTGTTCTTGACAGCGGTGTCCGCTGCCTCCGGCGGGATGCCCAGGCGCTCCATGGTTTCTTCCAGGGTGGTCATGGCGTTGGGGGCCAGGCTGACGGTAGCTTCATTTTCCATACTGTGTCCCCCTTCCAGAACAGGGGCGAGGGGTTACTCCCCCTCGCCCTCCTTCTTCTGTTCGCCCTTCTTGGTGGCCTCCTCCTTCTTCTCGGAGGGGCCCGTCTTCTTGTTCTGGGCGGGCTTCACGGTCTTCTGGTCATAGATACGGGCCATTCTGATCGCTCCTTCCTGTGCGCTTAGACGGGGGCCTCAACGGGGTCGCCCAGGGCCACGGCGTAGGTGGCAGTGGTGGGGCCCTCGACCTTGATCTTGATGTAGCGCTTGCAGCCGACCAGGTCAATGTCGAAGTTCACCAGCGCGGTGGCGGTGAAGCTGGCAGAGTCCTTGCCAACCACGATGAAGTCATCCGGCACGGCAACATAGTCACCGGATTCGGTGTCGCAGTGGGTGACAGAGACCTTGGCGGTGGTGCCTGCGGTCACAGAGGCAGCCAGGATAGCGGAGAGATAGCCCTCGCGGTCAATGGCGGTCTCCAGGGTGTAGGGCATAACCTTCACATTCTGAATAAGAGCACGCTTCATAGTGCATTTCCTCCTTGTAGATGATGTGAGTAGCCGGAGGGGCGCTGCGGCCCCTCCGGTTGATTAAAACGCCTTGATATTCTTGACGTGCACGAAGCTCTCCTTGTGGCGGGAGGCGATGTCCACATACATCAGGGCGCGGGTGGCGGCCAGGTTCTCCTCGAAGGCGTTGTGCTGGTTGCCCTCCTCGTCAACCCAGGAACCGTCCAGGGTGGTGTAGGTCTCAAGGCCCATCTGCTCGCCAACCAGCATATCGGCCCAGTTGCCGAAGCAAAGCTCGGTGAGGCCGTCGCTGTTGGTGGCGATCTGGTTGGACACCTTGTAGGGGAAGCCCAGGAGCTTACCGGCGGTCATCTCGTCGCGGTAGATGTACTCACCGGTGGTGGTCTTGAGGTTCATAAAGTAGCCCTCCAGCACAGAGTTGAAGGTCCAGCCCAGCTTGATGTCGTCCACATTCTTCGCCAGGACGATGGAACGGACGTACACGGGGAAGTCGGCGGTCACCTTGCCGTTGGTGTCGGCCAGGTCGGTGTTGCCGATGGTCTTGGCGTCGATGTGCTCAATCTCCTTATCGGTGAAGACGCCCATAGGCTGGAACTCGCCGCCCTTGCCGAACAGGGCACCGAAATCGAGGCCCAGCTCCATGCGGCGGGTCAGATCGTTGGCGAAAATCTGATCGGCAGAGTAGTTGGTGCTCATCAGCAGCTCGCGGGTCTGGGGCACGATGGCCTCCAGGCGCTTCGCGGACAGCTTGATGTTGCCGAAGGTGGGCTGGCTCTTGGCGATCTTGCGCTGCTCACCGCCCCAGGTAGCACGGGCGCCACCGGTCATCTTGGGGATGTTCAGGTTGCCGTTTGCCATGGGCACCTTCTGAGCGCCCAGCTCGAAGATGACGGTCTTGGAGTACAGCAGCTCAATGATCTGGTCCATGTAAATCTCGGGGATGAGATAGCCGCCCGCTGCGGGGTTGGTGGCAGACAGGGCCTTGAACTCCCGAGCCATGTCGCCGTCGTCATACTTGCGCTGCGCATAGAAGGCAGCGGCCTCGGGGTCGTGCTTGCCGAAGATGTCCAGGCACTTGATGGCCCGGGCGAGCTGGATGGAGGGAGGCACAGCCTTCTTCTCGGTCTTCTTGCCGGAAGCGCCGCTCATGTAGATACCGGCGTACTTGCGCTGCACGGGGGCGCGGCTGGCCTTGGCCGCCTTGGCCTTGGTCTGGCGGGCGGGAAGGGTGAAGGACTTGCCCTCGATGGTCTCATCGTCCTCCTTCTCCTCGGGGTCGCCCTCGTCGGCCTTGGCTGCGGTGGCCTCCACGATCTCGCCCACGGCCTCCAGGATGTCGTCGGCAGTCACCTCGCCGACGTCCTCACCAGCATCCTTGCGGGACTTGCGCTTCTCTGCCACGACGTCCATGGCCTGCTCAATCAAGGCAGAGATGTCGCCGGTGTTGACCTCGGCAGCGGGCTCCTCGATGCCCTCCTCACCGTCGGCCTTGGCCTCGGCCTGCTCCTCAAGAGCTTCCTTGACGCACGCCTTGATCTTCTCGGTGAGCTCGTCGGCCTCCATCTTCATGGACTTGCGGTTGGAATTGGTCTTCATAGTGAATTTCCTCCTTGTGTTAAAGAATGATTTCAATGGTGGTGCCAGCGCTGGCGCTCTTGCTGGCCCTCTGGGGCCGCTTGCGGGCCTTCTGGGCGTCTCCGTCCTGGACCTCGGCGATGATGCCGTCCAGGGCCTTGACGGCCGCCTTCATGGACGCCTGGGCGTCCTGGAGGGCCTTCAAGCGTGCCCCGCTGATTTTGCGACCGGCTTTAATGTCGGCCGCAACGTCGGCCACCAGCTTGGTGGCCCGGTCTGCGTCCTCTCCGAGCTGCTTGTAGTCAGTGATGACCGCTTCCTGGTTCATGGCCCAGGTGACAACGGACACCTCCCACAGCTTGACTTCTCTGAGGTGGCGGATGCCATCCTCGTCGTAGTCGAACACCACAGGGTCGTAACCAATGGACAGCTCGTTGAGTACACCGTCTCTCAGCAGCACCTTGATGTCGCGCCCCATCGAAGTGTCGCTGATCTTGGCCTTGATAAATAGGCCGTTGCTGTCTTCCCTGAGTTCCAGAGGGCGGCCGATGGGAAGCCAGCAGTCGTTGTGTAGGGCCAGGATTTTGACCCGTTCCCAGCCTTCGGCGATTGTCTTCGTGAAGGCCCCGGGCTCTATGATGTCGCCGCCGCTGTCGATATTCCCGTAAACGGCGGCGTAGCCGCTGAAAATGCCAGTTTCCTCCTCGTACTCCTCCGCTCTGAACGTGAGGGTCTTGTACTCGGTTTTCATGCTCTTTGCTTTCACCCCCTTCCCGAGCGAAGTCTCCCACGCCTTGAGCCCACGCCTGGGGGCATAATAAAACGGCGACTTGCGGAGATGCGCGGCCGCAAGTTTCGCCGTCAGAATGGGGTCATCATTGGTGATGTTAGTGTCCGGGCTGGCAGAGCCGTGCTCCAGCTCCGCGTTCATCCCGGCAGTCAGGGCCTCCAGATCGTAACGCTCCGCCTTCAAGTCAATGCCTGCGGCGGCCGCTGCGCTCTTGGCCTGCTCTGGTGTAAATTCCATGTAGGCCTCCTCAATAGTTATCGTAGGTGAGGAAGCAGTGGCAGTTGACGACCTCAGAGGCGTCGCCGCACTCCGGGTCACACGGAAACCGGCAGCCATTCGAGAATTTGCCGTCGATGGGCACCGTGATGCCGTTCAGCCGCTTGTGAGAGGGCCGAGCCACAGACGGGTTAGTGACGTGCCAGGTCTTCGTGCCTGCTCCTGCCTTCTTCATCATGTCAAAGTTGCCGGTCAGCAAGCTGGTGTTGCACTCCTGGGCCGCGATGGTCCGGGCCCGGGAGGAGGAAGTCTGCATCTCCTGTTGGATTTGCTTCGCTATGGCCTCCCGGCTGTCGCCGTGCTCCAGCGCGTTGGTGACGATGCGGCCGATGTTGTCCTTGGTGGTCTGGGTGATACCGCGTACCCGGGAGCCGCCCCGGAGCTTCGCGGTGCTCACCAGCTCCGGCCGCTGAACGGCGGTGATGTTGTGGAGCTTCGCCGCCAGCTCTGCGCCCTTGTCGTAGCTCTCTTTCCACAAAGGTTCAAAGATTGCGTTGAGAGCTGCTTCCTCGCCAGGCCAGTCGATGAGACCGGCCACAAACTGAGATACCAGGCGCTCCCGCTCCGCCTCATCCAGGCGGACCCAAGCGCCGTCCACGACGCCGTAATCCGGCATGGCCGCAAACAGGGCATCCCAGACAGAGACGTCGGCCTTCTGTGTGCCGCTGAGGGAGGCCTCCAGGCGGTTGGTCTGCTCCCGGAAGTATTTCATCGTGGCGATCTCGAAGCGCCGTGCCTGCTCTCTCTCAGCCTCAAGGAGCTGCCTTTGGGCCTGCTGGAGGCGGGCGGCCTTCCGGCCCGCCGCCTTGAAGCCCTCCAGCTCGATGGTGTCAGAGCCGTCCCCGATCTCCACCGTGCTGCCGTCGTCCAGCGGCGGACCGTGGTCGGTGATCTCGATGTCCTGCTGCCCGCCGGTCTCCATAAGCGGAGCCCCTTCGGCGTACTGGAGGTTCGCGGCTGCCGTGCTGATCTCCGCCGGGTCGTCGTCCTCGTGGACGTAGACGTCGGAGAACTGCGTTTTGTAGACGTCTCCGCCAACCTTGGCCGGGGGCATACCCAGTTTCTCGCGGGCCTCGTCCTTGGTGAGCAGGCCAGCGTTCCAGCCGTCAATGCCCACCGACTTGTCGAATTCCTGGTTGCGGGGCACGATGTCATCGAAGTGCCACACCAGATCGTCGCCGAACCACGGGATGAGCTGGTGGTTGATGGCCTCCTCACGCCTCCGCAAGATGGGCATGAGGACGTTTTGGGCGTAGATGAACTGTGCCGCCTCGCTGGTGGAGCGGTTACTACTCTCCGTGATGCCCATGATCTCCCTGGGGACTCCGTAGTGCTCAAGAGCTGCGTTCCGCAGGAAGGTCCGCCCGTTGACCATGTCCATGTCCTTCATGGACTCGCCGATCTTGTTTACCGTTATGTCTCCGTTCACCGTGGCGACGCCGTGGCTCTGGAAGACGCCCTTAAAGCGCTGCATCCACTCGGCCAGAAACCGCTTCCGCTGCTCCTCGGTGCTCTTGGGCATCCCGATGATGATGTTCGGCGTGGCGTCGTTGAAGAAGAACCGCTTCTGAAACTTGGCTGCGTACTCATCCGTTTCGATCTCGTCAGCCAGCGCCTCACTCTGGCCCAGGCCGCGCTTGAAGGGGTCGAACGGGTCCAGGTCCTTCATAACAAACATATCGTCCACGGGCACCTCCATGAGCTGCCCGCTGGTGAGTCGGACGGTGTAGAACGGGAAGCCCTGGTAGGGGGTCATCTGCACCCAATGGGTCGGGACCGGCCAGAGCTCCGCCGGTCGGTTGAATTCGTCCCGCTCAATGATGAAGTAGCCTTCTCCCTTGAGCTTGAGGTAAATCTCCAGCAGGCGCCACAAGGCCGCGTTGCTCATCTCGTGGAGTGGGTTCGGGTTTGCCCAGAAGTCCAGGAACGGATGCGCGTTGACCTCCTGCTCGTCTCCGTTCTCGTCTACGCGATAGAGTTTTCCTTCTGCAAAGGACAGGTCAGAGGCGATCCGCTCCACGACAGCAAGGCGGGGGTTTGTCCTAAACGTCTTTATCCATTCCTCTGTGTTTCGCTCTGGAGGGTTGGTCCACCGGGGGACCATGGACCCACCATTGACATAGGGGCGGGAGCCTGGGCCAACGCGGGTCCTATTCCAAAAAGCCATGCTCATTCGCCTCCCTGGTTTTTCTTGGTCCTTGGCCTGGGCCTCCGGCCAATGACCTGCCGGAGCGTCGGATTTCCCGACGCCATACCGGTCTTTCGCTTGTATTCGGCCCGGGCCTCCGCTGCGGTGTCTGCCCGGATATACTTCATTGGGTATCCGTCAGCAGAGGCGAGGTAGCTTTTCTGTTTCCTCATATTGCCTCCTTTAGTTGATGCTCCAGTCGCTCACCAACGGGTCGTAGAGCGCCAGTGCCAGCGCGTCGCCCATATCCGGTGAGGACAGGCCACGTTTTTTCATGGCCTCCTTCTTCTCCAGCTCGATCTTGCCCGCGCTGTTGACGATGTAGCGGCGGTTGGAAAGCTGCGAAATCTGCTTGTCGTCAGGCCACAACTTGAGGCTCTGGGTCCGCAGGGCCTCCCGGATGGTGCCCCACATCAGGCCGGTGCTGGTCTGGTACTCGACCGGGTCGGCGTCGTTCACGGTGCCGCCCTCTCCTCCGAAGTGGCACTCGACGATCTCCAGGGACAGCGGAGGCGGTGCCTCGTCGCTGCCTTCATAGATCCTCTCCCGGTCTACCTCGATCTCCTCCATGATCTGCCCCTTGAGCTCCATGAGGCGGTCGAACACGCCGACACCCAGGCCGTCACAGTCGATCTTCACATGGATTTCCGCCCAGGGGTGTTCTCTGGCGTGCTTCTTGATACAGACAACGGCCATACCGGTAATCTGCATGGTGTCGTTGTGGTGGTAAATCTCCGGCTGCTCCTGGAGCCTTCGGTCCAGGACAGGGGAGATGACGGAGCTATCGTCACCATAGCGGGCAACGTCAATGCCGATGTCCACGCGGGACACGCGCTCGATCTGCGGGGCCTCCGCCTCGCTGGCCCTCTCCGCCCATTCCATCGGTATAAAGCTGTCAGGAAGTGCCCTGGGGAACTCCCCGGCCACACGGACGCGAAACACGTCGCTGTCCTCTCCGAACATATCAATGATGGTATCGACGAACTCCTGGTCCACTCGGCTGGAGCTGCGGCCGTCAATGTGCATGGCGTTGAACTGCTCGCGGTTCTTGTGGTGGCTGTCATAGAAAAAGCCGGTGATCTTGGTGGGGTTTCCACACATCAGCAGCTTTGAGCCTTCGGTGGACAGCGCACCGAGGATAGGCTCGAATATCTCATCTTTGACGCCAGAGGCCTCGTCGATGATATAGAGCACATGGTCAGCATGGAAGCCCTGGAGGGCGTCCGGCTTGCTGGCCGTTCGTCCTACGGCAAACCATTCCTCCGGGTGTCCTTTCATGTAGACCTTCTCTTTCGTCCAGATCAGGTCATTTGCCAGGGCTGGGTTGTTTCTCAACCACTTCGCAATCTCGGCCCACAGGATGTCCCATAGCTGGTGCTGCGTAGGTGCCGTACAGGGTATTTTGGGATAGGGCCGGGTAGTCAGGAACCAGATTGCAAGCCAGCTCTCCACCGCGCTCTTGCCTATGCCGTGTCCACTTCTCACGGATGTCATGGGGTACCGGGCCACACTATTCAAGATGGCCCTCTGGTTCTCGTCTGGCTTGGCTCGGATGACATCCTCCACGAAGTCCACCGGGTTGTCGGCGTAGTAGAGGATTGCATCAGCCGTCATTTTCATTCTGCTTCTGCCTCCTCTCCCATGCCTCGGAAATGACGTCAGCAAGACTCGTGGTTCCACCATCTTCATCGCGGTCCGGGTTGGTCATCTGAACAACGTCCTGCCGATTCTCGCGCTCAAGCTTGGTGGCTTCCCTGATGAAGGCCACCAGGTTCTTCGGGTCGATGTCCTCGGCGTTCATCTTCTCCAGCGCCTCCATGGCCTTTGCCTGCAATTTCAGAGCTATGCCGATATGCCGGTCCGCCATCTTGCGGGCCTTCTTGACCGCCTCCGTGTGGGCCTTCTGCTGCAAATCGTTGTCATAAGCCCGGACGCGATCTTCCCAACCCCAGGTGTCTTTCCAGCGGCGTATGAGAGTGTAACTTTTCTGCAACCTGTCCGCAACGGCTTGAAGTGTGCGCTTCTCGCCCATATCCCGGTATATAACGAAGGCCTCGAACGGCTTTTCGCCTTCCTTATCCTGGCGCTCCCACGGCTTCGTATCGCTGCGTTTCGGCATTTCACTCCTCTCCTTACGTCCGGGTTATTTCACGGCAATCCACCCGCAGAAGTTAAGGCAGCGCCAGAACATTTCGACCTTGCGGAAGCCTGCCTCCTTGAGCAAGCTCTCATTCCACGCAGGTTCCAGCGGGGAGAGGACATTTTCCAGGCTCCGGCGCTTCGCCATGATCTGCTCATCCGTGTACCCGTTTTCCCGTTTCATCTGGTAGTAGAGGTCCACCATCAGATCGTCCAGGCTTCCGGCCACAACCTTCTCAACGTAGATCAGAGCGCCGCCCTCAATCATGCTGTCGCAAATATGGCGCAGCATGAAGCGCCGATATGACGTGGGCATGAACTGCATCGACAGAACGGACAGGACCAGGCTCGCGTCTCTTTCAAACGGTAAATATTCCCACAGGTTTCCTTCTTTCACCGTGACGGATGGCTCGGAGCCAAAGCGGTCCCGGCAGGCCTGCGCCATGGCTTCCGCATTGTCGATCAGCAGGAAGGCGTTTTCCTTCTTGTGCCTGGTGACGAACGGTTCCACCGCCAGGCCGGTCGAACACCCGATGTCAACAATCAGTGTGTCAGGCTTAACGAACCGCTCTCCAGCTTTGTAGACCAGGGCTCGCATGGAGCGGTAGTCCGGGATGCTGCGCTCCAGCATATTCGCAAAGCAGGCAGCAACCTCGCCGTTGAACTCCCATGCCCCGGTCGGGTTTGTGTTATCTCTCATACGCTCTCCTTCCTCGGGATGGAGATGCCGAGGCGATGCTCAAACGCCTTGCGGGCCCGGTCAGACAGCCCCATGCGGGTCCCGTCCGGGTACGGAAGCTCAAACTCAAAGTCCAGAGCCGCGCCCAGGGCCGCCGGGTCTACGATTGGCTCCGACACCTCCATGTACCAGAATTTTTGAATCATCTCCAGGCGATCCACCTTTCGGAAGCACGGGGCGAATATCTCTCGCATCTCCTCCTCGGTGTGGCCCTTCTGGGCTTTCGGGTGGTTCCCGATGTCGCCCAGGATGGTGTTGGGCTCGTAGTCCAGATCGAAGGTCAAGGTCTTCTCGGCAGCCAGAAACTTCTTCTTAGTGTTCACGAACTGCGGCGCTTTGTTGCTCTGGCACCAGCAGACCGTCCGGCCGCCCGGAGCACACAGAGCTGCGGCGATCACCGCGATCTGCTTCCGGTCTTCCATGAACGGGACGCTATTGAACACGCTAGAGATGAAGACCGACGTGAACGGCGTCCCGGCTTCCACGTCGTCAAGGAACTTCTCAGCGATCTCCACGCTCTTGGGCTTGTGGATATTCTCGCCTACGGTCACAAAGTAGGGCTCAAAGGCCGCCACATGAATACCGGCCTTCCGCAGCGTGCGAGTGTTGTTCAGCTTCCCCGCTCCAAAGTCCACAACGCTGGAGCCATAGTGACGGCGCCACGCCTCCAGGGCTGCGCCCTCCAGCTTGCAGAAGTCCCGGCCCCGGTTCTTCGGAAACACACCCTTGAAGAATCCGTCGCCCAGAGCTGCGTTTCCCTCTGCGTCCGTCTCGCGGGTGTTCCGCTCCCGCATGAAGGAGTTATACCGCAGATCGTCCGCATAGGAAGCGATGTCGAAGTCCATAGACAGAAGGTTGAGCATCGCTGTTGCGAAGTCCTCCTGCTCCTTGGAAACAACTACGCAGCGCACCACGGGTCTCTTGGCCTCCGCTGCCACCTGGAGGCGTCCAATTCCGTTGATGACGTTCTCGCTTGCGCCGATCACGATAGGCATGGCCGACCCGATGCGGCGCTCCAGGCTCTTGGCGAGCTGGCGGGTGTGAGTGTCGAACTTCCGGTGATTGGCCTTAGCCAGCTGCACAGTGTCCCGGCGCACCAGGCCGAAGACGCACGGGAAGGCGGCGTCTGTGCCGGGGTCGATGTCCGGCAGGCCGTCCACCATGCTTTCCACGTCCATCTCATAGAGACGGCGCCGGATGATGTCGCAGGTGTCTTGCTTCTGGAGGTCGTTGGTCGCCCGGTTGAAAAGGACGTTCACAGCCTTCCGCTCTCCCAGGTCCTTTCCGCTGACATACTCGACCGGAATCTGGGTGAAGCCTATGCGGGAGGCGACAAGGTGCCGCTGATGCCCGCTCAAGATTTCCCCGCTGCGGTCTGCGTAGATCGGCAGCAGGAAGCCCAGCTTTCGGAGGGACAGCTCCGTCAAGGCCAGGCGCTTTTCGTCGTTCCGCCGGGGGTTGTACTCCGAGGCGTGAACGGATTCAATGGGTACGAGCTCAATCATTTTCCAACAGCCTCCTCTTGATCTCCGCCTCGATGTCCGGTCCAGAGAAAACGCCGTCATCCATGATGGTGTCCACCAGACGCTTGTAGGCAGAATACTCAACCTTGAAGGAATAGTGGCCGATGCGGATGACCGTGGTATTGACCGTGCCCTCCTCGGGCGCATCTTCTTCGTCTTCCGGCTCGGGCTCCTCCTGGTCTTCGTCCTCCAGGTCGTCCAGGTCTTCGGTGTCGTCGTCGGCATCCGGCTCCTGGGCATCATCAAGCTGCCGGTATAGACGGACCTCCGCCTCGTCGAAGCCGGTCTCCCACTCCAGGACGCCGTCGTCCCGCAGCAGATCGCCCAGCTTGTCGGTGTCCCACCGGCCGTCTATCCGGTTCAGGGCCAGGCAGAGCTTCTTCTCCTGGACCTCATCGGGCTGGTCGATGATGGAGCACAGGGCCTCGGTGATCCCCATGTCCCGCATGACCGCGAGGCGCTGATTTCCACCCACGCACCTCATGTTGTGGATGTTCACCACCAGGGGCTCCACCACCTCATGCTGCTCCAGGCTGCGGCGCAGAGCCTCATACTCCGGCGTGTCTCTCTCGATGGAAACACGGGGGTTATACGGGCACTCGACGATCTCCGCCAACGGCAAGGTTTTATAGATGGTCTTATACCGCATCGAACAGCCTCCTTTTCAGCTCCGCACAGATGAGCTCCTGCGTAAAGCCCACCGCTTCACGCACGTCCACCATGAGGTCTGCGAACTCATCTTCGGTCAGGCGGAAGGTATAGTCTCCGACGATGCACTTGATGCCCTCCTTGTCGTCCTTCTTCTTGTCAGTGGTAGGCGGGTCGTCATCATCGTCCGCGCCCCCGATGTCCCCCAACAGCTCGTCGATCTCCTGGCGGGTGAAGCCGGTGCCCAGGAGGTCCGCACTTTCGTCCTGGAGCTCCTGAAGGAGGTCTGCAAGACTGCCGTTGTCCCATTCGCCGTCGAGCTTGTTCATAGCGATGCACAGAGCCTTCGCCTGTGCCGGGTCCATGTCAACCACGACCGCCTCAGTCTCCGTCTCACCAGATGCCAGCAGCACGTTGAGGCGCTGGTGTCCGCTGATGAGGACGTTGTCCCGGAGATTTACCACCAGAGGAAGGACCAGGCCGTTGTCCTCGATGCTGGCCGACAGGGCCTTGTATTCGTGATCTTTCTCAGTCAAAGTCACCCGTGGGTTGTATTCGGCCGGCTTGATGTCGGCCAGTTTGATGGTCTGGGTTCTCAATCATCTCTCTCCTTTCTTGATTTTGGCATGAAAAAAGCGGGGCGCTTTCGCGTCCCGCTGGTGGGCAGTATTCAGAATAGACTTACCTGGCAGTAGGTAGGCTGCGGAGCCACGGCCGCCTCCGGCCTCACGCTCCGCATGAAGACGTCGTAGGGCTGCCCCTTGATTCCGAACCGGTTATACATCGTCCTGGTCTTCGGGTTGCTCTCAACGGCGTAATAGTAGGTCCCCTCCGGCCCCATCTGGAGGCCGTGCTTCGGGAAGATGAAGCGGCGAAGGGCGCTCTCCTTGAAGACGGGGGGCTCTGCGTTGATGTCGTTGAAGTACCACTCGTCCGGCTGCCATCCAGTCTTTCGGCGGATGTTCTCCATCGTCTGCCGCATCTGGTAGTCCGGTCTCGCTGTGACAATGATGACATAGTCATCCTTGATGGCGTCGATCAGGTCGAGCCGGTACTCCTCCGCCTCCATGCGGCGGGCGAAGGGCCGGAGCATCCGGGTCTCCGCCTGGTTCCCAACCAGGGTGTAGTTGAGGTCTAAAAGGCAAATCTTTTTCATGGCGTTTCGCTCCTTTGGTTAGTATTTCCCACTCATATTATACCACTTTTCGGAATCCTTGTCACAGCTTTCAACAAAAAATCGAAAGTTTTTGTAACTTATTTTGGATTTACCGCCAAATCAGCACAAAGACGGGAGGAGCTGAAACCCCCTAAACACATTACCTCATTGTGTTGCATTATAACACAGGTAAATTGCACCCGTCTATTGCACGATTTTTGCACCGGTAAATTGCACCCGCTACTTCGTGGCGTCGGCTCCATAAAGCCATACCGCGAGGCGCTGCACCAGGCGCTTCCGGTTTCGCCAAACAGTGCTCGTGTCGCACGGGATGAGCTCTGCAACACGCTCGTCTGGCAGATCATCCAGGTACCTGCCGGTTACGGTCAGGTAGTATTCGTCTTCCTGGATGACAGATAGGGCCTTGTCCATGGCGTCGATCTCATACTGATCGGCCGCGATGGTGGCCTCCATGTCCATAACAACCGCCTCGAAGATTTCCTCGGGCGACAGGCGCACCCCGGACTTCGAGAAGCGAGTAATGCTCTTGCTCCGCTCTCTGGGCCCGTACTGCCTGATTTCCTCCAGACGCTCCTTGTCATCGGCCAGCTTGCGTCGAAGGATAGGGAGCGCGTAGAGGCGGCGCTCCGTGGCCTTGTAGGCGTCTTTGGCAGACCGCTCCGCAGAGATGCGGCCAGCCTCTACCGCCAGTTTGATAATGTCCTCAAGTTCCTTTCGATTTCCCATTGAAAAGTCGCCTCCTCCGTGGTATGATAGCAATAGTCACGGGCTGTCACCCCTTCGGGGGAGGCGGCTCTTTTTTGTTACCTTCGGTCAGCTCCGGCCGCCCTTGATAATCGTGAAGTTCTTTCTCTTGGTAGCAGCTACCTTCTCGGCCCGCTCCGCCGTCCTGCGCTGCATCTCGATGTACTTACAGGGCAGCTTCCGCTTTTCGCACTCCGGGCGCCACTGGCTTTTCTTGGTGTAGTCCCCGTCATAGTTCTTGCACTCGTCGCAGCAGTAGCAGATGTCCTCGACGTCCTGGACCTCACCCGGGGTAAAGTACCAGGATTCCAGCTCCGCATTGTAGACACACCGGTCGCAGGCGCAGCCGTAGCAGCTCACTTCACGCCGTTCACGGCCGTCTGGAGCAGGAAGCCAAGGAGCTGCCAGACGCGGTCTCTGATCTTACCCATGCAGATTTCCTTGCCCATGGGTTCGCTGTAATTCTCCTTGCTGACGCAGGCGGAGGCCTCGACCAGCTCAAAGCCGTTCTTGAGCATCGCCCGGACCACGGTGGTTTTGTCCCCCAGGGTTGTGGTCCAGGTCTCCAAGATGAAGTCGTCCACCATCTTGGCCCCGATGCTCGGGGCGCTGGTGCCCAGCTCCTCGTTGATGTTCAGGGGGAGATAGGCCTTCTCGAAAGTCTCCTTCGGGCTCCAGGAGACATACCCGTCCGGGTAGCGGATGCGGTAGCCCTCCTCGACTCCGGGGTAATTGGGGAAAGCGTCCTCCGGGCTCGTCGTGATGACGACCTTGCCGCTGCCGTCAGTGCAGCGATAGGCGGGCTCTGCCTCAATCAGCTTGGTTCCGATGTACTGTTTCATTTCTGATTACCTCCCACGAAAAAATCCTTGATCCGCTGCCGGACAGTCCGGCGTGGGGCCTGCCGATGCTCTGCATCCTGCGGAATGTTAACGGTCGGGGTTCTACACCACCATGCGTTCTCGGGCCGGTTGTTGACCTTCGCCAGTTCCTCCCGCAGGTTGGATTCCAGGAATCCGGCCGAAGCCATGACCTCAAGTTTCTGCACCCGGCGCTCCAGCGCCCGGATGCGCTTCTCCCGGCGGGCGCTCATTTTGTCTCCTCCATGAGCTGCCAGAGGCGAATGTAGACTTTCTTGAGAAGGTCCGCTTCCTGCTCCGCCGCCTTCATCGCCATAGGGATAGCTCCCCGCAGCCCAGGGGCCATGCAGGTCAGCAGAGGAGTTGCCACCGGCGCGGTCTTCACGCTCTGCTGCTTCCGGTCCACCAGGGCCTTGAACTCTGCCATAAGGCAGACATCGCCGTCAAAGGCACCTGCGGAAGCGCGGCAGGTGTCGCCCCGATCCGCGTCACGGCTCTGCTCGTTGGCGCGGCCGATGATGCTGATGGCCTCCATAATGCAGTCGTTGTCCTTACGGGCGACGTCGTCCCCGGTCTTGATGTAGGCGGACCGGGCCCGCTCCGCTAAGTCATTCAACCACTCGATGATCTCACGGTTACTCATTTTCTCCATAATGTCCTCCTTGTTTTTTGGATGCTCGTACTCCGTCCATATACGGGGCGGCATAAAGCCACAGCATCTTCCCACCACAGTTTTTGCATCTGCAAATAACGTATGTCCTTAAAGGGACCGGGATGTAAACGCCGGTTTCCTCTCGCCTTTTCTTGGCTCTCAAGAGGTCTTCCTCTGGTTCAAACCGGTGCAGCTCACACCTTTTTAGGCGGGCAGCGTTCCTCCTGACCTTTTCGCTTGAAGACAGGCTCATTCACTATCCCTCCACATTTCCAAGGAACAGCAGCACCCCGGGGCCTCCAATGTGGACCTCGAACTGTGCCACCTCCTCGGGTGTGATGTACTTATGCCCGAAAATCCCCTTCATGTCCCGCCATACGGTCCATGGAATCCGGTAGAACCCCGCATATCCGAACGAGCAGAGGACAAAAGCCAACGCTCCGTATTCTCTCGCCCGCTCCAGGCGCTCGGCCTGATCCGGCGTCACCCGGTCCTGCTCCATCCGCCCGGTGTCCGTGTGCTTCGCCTCGAACATGACGGTCTGGCCCCCGAACAGAAAGCCCTTGAAATCTGCCTGGGCCGCCTTGGTGTAGTGGGCAATAAACTTCCCGCCTCCGAGGTCCTTGATCGGCCGCATGGGCTCCGGCGTCTTCTCGATGTCTGCCACCATGCGCTCCCGGTAGAAGTTGCACCCGGCCTCAATCAGGGCCTCGAAGTAATCCCCCTGGGCCTTTGACTTCTTACCGGCGTATCGCCTGGCGGCGGCAAGTTGTTCCTTTGGTGTCATTGTTCCTTGTCCTCCTTTTCCAGCAGCACTTTCGCCTCGCCCATGGTGAGGAAGACGGTTTTCCCCCACGACTCCAGTAGGGCCAAGGAGAAGGGGACCTGCTCCGCGATCCGGCGCGGTGTTTCAACCTTCCCGAACAAGAACTTTTCCGCTTCCCTGACCCCGTAGTGACAGGCCGGGTTATCCCGTACCCGCCAGACAGGGGAGCCGATGGGCGCCGGGAGATGAAGCAACAGGCCAGCCGCTTCATCTCTCCGGTATTGCTCCAGCTCCGCAGCATCAGCGCGGCCTAACATGGTTTTTCCTGGGCTCGTTGCCCCGGAGTCCTTGGAGGCCCCCGCCTTTCTGCATCGTCTTTACCAGGATGTCTACGACTTCGCCCTCGGTCATACCCAGGCGATCCGCCGTCTGCCTGATGTGGTACGCCGTCTGGCTGGTGACGCGCAAGGTGATCTTCTGCTTGTGCAGACTCATAATGCTCTAAAAGAGCTCCGGCAGTGGCGGCAGGAAGCCGTCCCTACGGGCCATGTCCTTGAGCTTCCGCACGGTGGCGTCGCTCACCCGGAGGCCGTCATCCCGGCGGATGGTGATGGCCTCAAGGAAGGCGGTGATAATCTCCTCCTTGGAGGGCTGAGGTTCCGCCTGGGCAGCTCCCAGGCTGTCCAGGTAATCGCAGAGCTGCGCGTCGGTCATCTTCCGCACCCGGATGGCACGGTCGTGCTGCTGCTGCTCAACGTCAGTTCTACGGCAGCTTCTTTTCTTCATGGTCGTCCTCCTTCTTTGGGCGGTGCTCCTTTTTCTCGGTCAATCCCGCTTTCCCTCCTTCCAGTATTCGACGTAGTAGGTATACCTGGATGCTTTCGGGTTCAGCTTCTCTCTGATCTGCCGGACCGTGTACCCGTTCCGGGCTAAGATAACAACAAGCTGGTCCCGGTCATCCGATTTCTCGCACTCCACCCGTGCAGGCGTCATTTCTCCGGCCATACCATGCCCTCCGGGTGATCTCTGATGAGGTCCGGCCCCCAGATGGGTGCCAGGCTGTCCTTCATAAAGACTGCGGCACGGGTGAGGCCTGCGGCCTCAACGATGTTTTCCACCCACTCCCGCTTCGGCTGGTGCTGCGTGCTTCCCGGGCCCGTCATGGCCCCGATGATGACCCACCGGACACCTCCAAAGCTACCAAGACCGGCTTCCAGGTTCTCCATGAGCGGTTCGATGCTCAAGAAGGTATTGAAGTCCACGCTGGTTGCAAATAGGGGAGCGCCCTTCCCGGTCACGCTGGTCCCGTACCAGAAGTTGTCCCGTTTTGGAAGCTTCCCGGCGTTTGCCAGGTCACAATAGCGCTGCGGGTTCTTGGTGAGGAACAGGTAGGTGTGCTGCGGGGCCTTGTCGCAGGCGTCGAAGACATCCTGAATCCAGATGTCCGGCACCCAATCCCCGAACAGGTCCCCCATGCTGGAGACGAACACCCGGGACGGGATAGCCCGCTTGGCCGGGAGGTCCATGGCGTAAGCGTGGTAGGTAGGGGCGAAGCCCTTGGGGTACGGCGTCGGCCGGACGTGAGCTCCGGTCTCGTCATAGAGCTGCACGGGGCTCTCCAGGTAGTAGCACCCGGACCCCTTCGGCAGCACCTCCAGCGGCTCGACGCCTGGGCGCTCACAGGGGTGCGGCTTGAACCGGTCCGTGAATCGCCGGGCGTAGCAATAGGGGCAGCCATGCAGGCACCCGGTCACCGGGTTCCAGGTGTGGGTACACCACTCAATTTTGCTTTTGTGTAGGCTCATGGTTAGTTTTCCTCTCTTTGTTCCGATTTCGGAACCATGTCAAATAGGCTGCATTGGTTCTCCATCATCTTCCGGTCGGCTTCTTCCTGCCTGATCTTCCGCAGGCAGCAAGGCCCGTACCCATCTCTGAGTCCCTGGGAACTCGTGAGTATTCCTCCACACCGTTTGCACCGGCGGGCGGGTATGGTGAAGACCTCCTCTTTGGCGCTCATGCGCCCCAGGCGGCCAAGATCGCCAGGGCAATCAAGCCGGCCGCCGTGACCTTGGACCCGTTGCTGCGGTCCATCTGTGTCTTGCCTCCGAAGGCAAAGATGAAGCTGAACAGGGTCAATGCAACGATGATGATTTGGGCAGCAATTAGCATAGGCTCATTCCTCCAGCCGTTTTTCCAGGTCGTCCAAACACTTGCACTCCATCTCGCTGTTGTCGCCGAAGATGACGTGGAGCTGGTTAAGCATGATCTCGACGTCAGCCCGCTCCTTGGAGATGTTCTCCCGGATGGCCTCCTCGTCGCCGATGCCGCAGTCCTCAAAGAATACCAGCTTCAAGATCGCCTGCGACAGCTCGCTCATTTCCTCGATGGCCTTGAGCGCCTGGGCGCGCTTGCCCCACTTGGAGACGGCCTTCTCGTAGATCGCCATCTCGCGCTGTTCCTGGGACATCTCCTCCAGCTCCTCCGGCTGATCTTCCCCGTCATCGACAGATACCAAGATGTCGGATTTCAGGGTCAAAGCCGGGCGCACGCCCCCGGTGCCGTAGCACGCGCCGGTGTAGCCGAGGCTCCCGTCCGAGCTCACGTAGCGCACGTAGGAGGTGCCGGAGCTGGCAGGCGTCCCATCTGCGGTGATGAGCCAGCGCCAGTGCTCAGGGGCCGGGTGGAGATCGCGGGTCTCCCGGTATTCATCCGCCGTCAGCATGGTCACCTTATCGAGGCAGGCCCCGTAGTCGTTGAGGCCGTCGTCAGCGGTCAGATCGCGGTAGGTGGGCACGATGGACCCCAGGATACCGGGGTGCTCCTTCTCCAGGTTCTCCAGGAACTCGCCATTCAGGCGCTCCCGCAGGCTGGCCCCGTTCCAGTTGTTGTTGCCATCATTGTCGAAGGCGTCCTGGAAAAGATCGGCCACGGCCTCGCAGAAGTAGTTCTGCACGGCGCCAGAGTAGGCAGGCTCAAGCTCCTTGAGCACCATCCAGTTGATACCGGCCAGGGTGAAGGTGTCGCCACGGCGCAGCGTGTTCAGTTTGACGTTCATGTTTCTTCCTCCAATTTTTAGTTTCTCTGCCGGAATGGGCACTGCTCCGGGTTCTTCCCGCAGGTCGTGTCCCACATCATTCCGGGCAATAGTCCGTTGTGGGCGTTGCATTGAACTGAGCTAAATCCCCCGCATAGCCAAATCCCTTCATATTCCGGGCAGCTACTACGTTCAAACGGGATGCCCTTCTTCACAAATACGGCCCCAGGCTCGTCCGGGGTAACCACTTTGTCTACCCAGCCGTATGGAAACCCCTTGCTCCGCAGACGCTCTCGCGCCTCCTCAAACCCAGGTAGGTCCCGTACCCCTTCCGGCGGGCCGGGGCCCGGTGCAGCTCCGGCCAGGAGCTCGTCAAAGGTGATCTGTTCCAAAGCGTCAACCTCCCTTCGCGGTTTTCCCCTTCCTGGAAAACACGCCAGACACCTGGCCGCACCGAGAAGGGTGGTTCAGGCATGGGTTACTGCATTGGTTCTTCCGGTATCCGCAGTCAGCGCAGCAGATGTTCCCGTGCCGCCGGTCGCAGTTGAATATTTTGCATTGGCGGGGGACGGTCTTTCTCATTGTCCCTTACCTCCCGAAATAAATTCCACAGTTTTCACAGTAGAGCACGCCGGTTCCTTGCTCAAATTCGGCCTGGAACACATATCCTTCGCCGTAAAGGTCCGAGTGCTCTCCGCCTGCGATGGCCTTGGCGATCCGCTTCGCCCGTGCTACCGCGTGAGCCTCCCCGGGCTGATCTGCGCGGTCCGCCCACTTCACCCCGGTCCAATAGAACCGGCCGTATTGGCGGTAGGCTGTAAGTACCTCCTCGACGGTGTCCGGGAAGCGCTCATCCTTCGTGCGGTTCAGGATGACATCGCCCACCCGGTATCTGCACAGGTCGCAGCAGGCGTCCCCGCCTGCCTCCTGGTAGATCGCGCAGGCCAGCATCTCGACCTCTGCATCCGTCAAGGATATTTCCGGCTCCTCCGGTTTCGCCCGAGCTTCCGTCTCAACCGGCTGCGGCGCCACTTCCACCAGTGGCTCCAGCTCCTTGATGGATAGGACCACGGGCCCCTTCTGTTCCGGGGGCTCCGCCTTCGGCGTCACGATGCCAGACGCCCCGCTTACAAACAGGGCCAGGCAAAGGACCAGGCAAGCAGCCACCACCAACCTCTCTTTCATTGGTACCACCTCTCGTTTTAATGCCACCAATGGCAGCAAAATTTGATATTCACCGGCCCAGCCGGTAATCCCGATCTGCGTCGTAGGCATAGGCGTCATCCACAGTCTTGATGTTCCGATCTCCAAAGTTGCGGTATATGGCGTTGAGGTAATTCCAATTCACCGCCCCCACAAGGCTGGCCTGCTCGAAGGCGTAGACCAGCAGCGCCTTCCTGTCCTCAGAGACAGAGAGGACCGTGTCAACCGGCCCGCTGCCTTCTCGGTCTACGATCTTGTGGAAGACCTCGGCCTCGTCCCTCTGGGTCGCCCTGTACCCAGGGCGGAAAATGTCAAATAGCTCCTGTGTGACGCTCTTGACCTCTGCCGCGATGGACTCCGTATATCCAAAATACGTATTGAGGTCTTCCTCCAGGTACCCTTCGATGCCTGGCTTATCGTAGGCCGGGTAGATTTCCGGCACGGCGTCCGGGTACTCCTGGGAGGCGACGGACGGCAACTTGTAGCGTCCCGGCTTCCCTTTGACACCCTTCTCATAGATCAGCAACCCGGCGTCCATGAGCTGCTGTCTGGCTGTCCTCACGGTCTTGTCTGAGCCGGAACCGAGCAGGTCCGTGAGGCGATCATTGTCCACAGAGAACCACTCCGGCCAGTGTTGCCGGTTGGCGAAGGCCATGAGCTTATACCATAGGAGCTGCGCCGTGGTAGGGAGGGGCTGCCGTTTCATTCGCCGTTCAAAGGCGTTGATCTCCAGAATGTAGTTCAACCGGCAGTCCCTCCCTTCGTTTAGACTTCCGGCGCTGAACCGGCGTTATTCCATCGTGACCGTGCTGCCGTCGTCTCCGCCGGTTACCACGATGTTCTGCACGAACCTGGCCTTCATGGTTGGGTCGTGAGAAATAGCAAGTATTCTCATGTTCGGGTTCCGGGCCGCCATCGCGGTCAATGCGTCGGCATAGGCCTCTGTGCCATCCGCGTCCAGGAAGGGGGGCTCGTCGATGAACAGCATCCCGAGCTGGACCCCCGCACGGCGGGCCTTGACGTCCGCCAGACCCAGAGTAACGGCCAGAGCAATCTTGACCTTCTCGCCGCCGCTGTGGGACAGATAGGGGCGCGTCCCGCCCGTGATGGTGTTAATCCAGACCTCCAGGCTATTGACCACTTGTTTGGTAGACTTCTGCTCCCGCTCCGTGCGGATGTCCACCGCCATTCTGCCGCCGGTCATCGCTGCCAGGATTTCGTTGGAGCGGCGCATGATCTCCGGCACGACCCCGCGCACAATCATGTACTGGATGCCATCCAGGCCAAATGCCTGGGCCAGAGTGGTGTAGTCGTTCAGGACAACGCCCGTCTCCTCCGCCTCCCGGCGAAGCTCCCGGGACTTGGTCTCGGCCTCCGCGATGTCCTCCAGCTTCGCCTTGAGCTGCCCCCGGCGGGTCACCAGGTCGGTAAGTTCGTTCCGCTGCCGGTCAATGTCAGCGCGGATACGGTCCACCGAGCTCCCGGCGTCCGGCACCCTGGCTGCGATCTCCTCCGCCTCTCGCTCCATATCCTCCGACTTCCGCCGGAGCTCCGCCGTCTCTGCTTTGATCTGGGCGATTTGTGGAGCTAGGGCCTCGGCCTTGGCGGCTCCCGCCTGACATTCAGGCAGCTCGTCGGCCAACTCGGAGAAACACCGGATGTCTCCGTCTGCTTCCTGGTAGGCGGTAACAGACTGCGTAAGGCGTTCCCGCTCAAGGTCGATCTCTTTGATTCGAGATAGGGCCTTGTCCGTCGTCTCCCTTGCCTCCAGGATGGATTCCTCAATTTTTTCGAGAGCCGCAGCAGCAGCCGAAATATCAGCTTCCTTGGATGCAATCTCCCGCAAGTTCCGCTCCCGTTCCTCCAACTCAGACAGCTCCCCCAGCGGGTTGCCAAAGGAGTCGAGGGCCGCCTTGGCCTGATCGGCAGCGGCCTTGAGTTCATCGTAGCGTTTGCGGCGCCCGGCCTTGGCAGCCTCCAGATCATCAAGCATACCGGGGAGTGTCTGCTTACACTTGACGGCAGCGGACAGGAACTTGCAGGTCGCCGTCTCGGGAACTGGGCACCCGCTGTCCTCCAGGCGAGCCGCTTCTTCCTGCGCCCTCTGGATTTCCGCTTCACGCACCCGGATGTCTGATTTAGCCTCCTGGAGATACCGGTCGCTCTCCGCCTTCGCATCGCGGTACGAAGCGTTCGCAGTCTCCAGCTCTGCCAGCCTGCGCCGGATGGCGTCCTTCTTTTCGGCCAGCTCGGACAGCTCCTTCTTGGCCTTCTCGACCGCCTCTCTTTTCGAGAGGACGAACTCGTTCCGGCTCTTTTCACTCTCCAGCCGCTTCACCCTCTGGTCGGAAGACAATATCTCATTGGTTGCCCAGGACCGTTCCTTCAAGAGCTCCTTGTCCCGCTCCACATCCGGCGCCACACGCTGCATGATCTCCCGGGCCACCTTGACCCGCTCCGCCGCCTTTACGGCGTCCTCCAGGCCATCAGCCGCAGCGCAAGCCTCCGAGCGCTCCGCTTCGAGGTCGAGGTATCTGCTTGCCTTGTCTGCCGCCTGGAGGCGGTAGTCCTTTGCCAGTCGCCGCTTCTCCTCGATCTGCCGGGTGATCTCCTGCCGGAGGGCTTCGTTGGCTTCTGCCGCCCGAAGGGCTGCCTCCCGGCCCTTGATGGAGCTTTCGACGGCCTCCACCTCCTCCGCGAGCCTGTCATCTTCGCTCTTGACCGCATCCAACTGCCGGATGGTCTCGTCAAGGATGGCGCTGCGCTCCCGGATGGCCGCCAGCTTCCGGCGCTGCTCTGTGGCAGCAGCCTTCGCCAGGTCTTCCATCCTGCCGTAGATGTCCAGGCCCAGGAGGGCGGACAGGACGGCCATGCGCTGATCGCTCCCGGCCTCCAGGAATAGGCCGTAGGCATCCTGACGGATGAGGGCTATGGAGCAGAACGTGGTGCAGTCCATACCGAGCAGCCGCTCAATGCGGGCCTGCGTCAGCTTCATGGTGGTGTCGCTCTCGTCGGCCCATGCCTGACCGTCTGCGTCCCAGCGCTGGAGCGCCAGGGTGCCGCGCCCGCTCTTGGTCCTGGTGCGGATAACCCGGTAATCCTGTCCGCCCAGGCCGAAGGTGAAGGTAATGCTGCCGCTCTTGGTGCCATCCCTCACCCAGCCGCCAATGTCCTCCTTGCGGGTCTGCTCGTACAGGCAATCAGCCAGGGCGTCCATGAACAGGCTGGACTTGCCCACGCCATTAGGGCCGTTGACCATGGCCATGTGAACCGGCTCGAAGTCGAAGCTCGCGGCCGTGTAGCTGCGGTAGTTCTTGACCTCGATGGAGCGCGGGGAAAATGCGCCGGTGTGCTTGCTGTCCCCCCGGCCGTCGTCCGCCTGCTTGATGATCGGCGCGGCCAGCTCGGAGAGACGAGCTGCCTTCTCCGGCTCCACGCCGTTGGTAGCCAGCCAGCGGCCCAGGCACTCGGCCGGGCCGTCGTGCTCCGTAAGCTGGTCCTTGGCGTCCAGCTCCTCAACGTCCTCCGGCATTACCTCGGCAACATAGAAGGCCCCGGCCTCCATAAGCCGCTTCTGGAGCTCCGCCCGGTTGAAGGCCTTGTCCTGCTCCGCAGTGCAGGAGTAACGGACCCGGACAACGGCATTGGCGATCCCCGCCGGTGTCGGCGCCACGCCTTCGGTGATGAAGGCGGCAACGTCGTCCGGGGAGAGGCGGAGGGTGTAGTGCTTTCGCTCCGGCGTCCCCACAAACTCACTGGAGACCTGGCCGTCGATGGTGTGGATGTAGAAGCCGTGGTCGGTGCCCTCGTCGTTGAAGGTGAGCTGATTGACCGAACCACAGTAATAGGCCGGTGTCTGGCACACGAGGCGCTGCGGCTTGTGGATGTGGCCGAAGCAGGCCAGGTCCACGCCCATGGCGTCGATGGTCGCCGGGAGCACCACAACGTCCTGACCGGCCAGGAAGGTGGAGCCGTTGTCCGCCTCACTTCCGCTGACCGTATAGTGAGCCACCAGGATGGACGGTTTCGACTTGTCCAGCTCCGTGGACAGGCCCAGGGCGATGTCGTTGATAAGCGCGGTGGCGTTCCGGCTTTCCGTCTCCTTGTCCACCCCGGGGCAAAACAGTCGGAGCCGGGCCTTGTCGAAGCCGGGGACGGCCACGATCTGAACCGCGCCGCTGCTGGTGGTGATCTCCTCCACCTTCGGCTCTGTGTAGATGTGCAGGTTCTTGAGGTCCCTGGTGGCCCTCTTGATAAGCTCGAAGGCCCTGGGGTTGTCATGGTTCATGGTGCCGAACAGCAGCACCACGGCGTCGCTGCACTTGCACAGCGGGATGATGAACCGCTCCAGGGCGTCGTTTACATCCTCCAGGGCGGTGTCCGCCCACACGCGGGACCGGTTGAACAGGTCCCCGGCGATTATGGTGAGATCGGGCTCCTCAAGGAAGGCCCGGCAGTAAATCTCCTCCATGCAGCGGATGGTGTCCTCCCGGCGCAGGTTCCGGCCGTCCTTGGTGGGGCCTGCCAGGTCTCCCAGGTGGATGTCGCCGGTGTGAAGTATTTTCATGGCGTATCCCTCCTTATCGGTCCAGTACCTTGGAGATGACTCTCCCGTGCTTCTGCTCCTCGACCTTGCGCTCCTGGGCGCTGAACCCTCTTACCAGGACTCTGTACCCGTCAGCAAAGGTGTACCAGTACCACTTCTCAGTCTTCATCAGCGCTGCCCTCCTCTGACCTTCTCCTGACAGGAGGTGCAAAGCACCCTCCCGAAATTCCTCTGACTGTACCCAGCTACGTCTTCCGGCGTCCAGACGCGCCCCTTACGGGACGTCCCGCCGGTGATCTCCCGGCCGCAGGCAGTACAGCAAATTGCGTTCGGCTGTCCCTGGTAGCCCCCGGGCGTTTCCTGAGGAAGGGCCGGGTGGGCGTTGCGCTGCGGCGGCGTCCGGTCGTCGTAGTCCTCCGGCCCGTAGCCAGGTTGCCCGCTCCAGGTGTCCGGCTCCTCAGGCGGCGCTTCCCAGGGTGCCGCCCCCTGGGCTTCGTCGTCATACGGCGCCACGATCTCCGCCTCCTTGGGCGCTTCGATCTGGCGGGCACCGGTGGCCGTCGGGGCCTCGAACAGCATCCCCATGGACTGCAAGTAGTTCTGGGCGACGGCCTGCTTGATTTCCGGTGCATCCAGGTTGGGAACCATGCGGGCCACGACGAAGGGCTTTTTCAGCTCCTCCAGGGGGTAGGTTCCAGCAAGCCCCAGGGCCGCCCGGATGGCCCGCATAAACGCCTTGCTCTCCGCCATCGCTGTGCGGTGAGGCAGGAACCGTCTGAACTGCTGGCCGTTGGCTCCATCCTTCATGCTGCTGGCCTCCAGTGTGCAGTCGATTTCCTTGGTGGCCTGCATCAGCCGGAAGCCGCCGGAGGGCTCCGGCACTCGGATGGTTACGGTGACGGCTACGTCGTGGACGTGGGGGCAGTTCCCGCATACCCGGGGCTGCCCGGTCGCCCGGGCCATCTCGATGCAGCGCTGGCACCCCTCGGTGCGGCCCGGTTCCGTGCCGACAATGGAGATGTTGGCGGCAGCCGCCAGCTTCATCCCTCCCACCTTCGTGATGGCGAAGGCCCCGCTGGACTTCTCGAAGTAGATGTCCTTGCTCGGCCCCCGGTTGCTGCTGTCCTGCCGGGTGTCGAGCTGCACCTCAGAGACGGTAATCCGCTGGAGGTTGGACGCTGCCTGCATCGTGGTTACAGGCACCAGGACGTTGTAGCGGTCCCTCGGGTACTTGTTCAGTTGAACGATGTCGTATGCCATTGATAAAACTCCTTTCGCTTGACAGGCGGCCGGGAGTATGGTACTATGATAGCGGTTAGTTATTTCCGCATTTGGCCGCTTCCCGTTGCACCGGGGGCGGCCTTCTCATTTTCCAGGCCGATGAGTATGATGTCCATAATGGACTGTTCCAGTTGCCGGAGGAATTGGAGGGCGTCTGCGAACTCCATCCGCTCCCCGTCGTCGATGACTCCGTCGAAGGCGATCTCCTCCAGGCGGTCCGCCACCTCCTGCCCATCGGCTATGAGCCGACGTATTCTCAAGGTTGCGTGCGGGAGCTCAAGTTCCCTCGTCTGCTTTCCCAGCTTGGCGCCTACGGGGCAGGTCGAACAGTAGTGCAGCAGGACTTCCGGCCTCCGGTAGCTCTCTGCATAGACAACTGCGTCCTCCGGCTCCATCTCGACGTCTCCGCGCTCATGCCGCCCTATGGTCTCAGGCGAGAACGGAACCGCCGTTGAAGCTGTTCCCCGGCTGACATATCCGGCAGATATTCGTGCCTCTCGAAGGAATTCGAGGGGCCTTTTTTTCGTTGTGGTTGACACGCTGCTCACCCTCCTTTTCGGGTATAATGGGGACAGTTAATCCCCCGGGGCAATCGCCTTGATACGGCGAGCCGCCCGCATAGCGTTGTCGGTAAGCTGCCGCTGCCACGCTCCCTGAGAGGGCGCCCAGCGGAACCCTTCCCCTTTGAGCTCGGAGCGAAGGCCCTCGTCCGGCCGGTCGTCGAAGACGATCTGGAGGCGGTTCATGCTCTGGTTTACAACGACCTTGCCCCCATCGAACTCCCAGCCCTCAGCCGGGTTCTCCTTCTTGGCCTCCAGCTCCGCGATCCGCTGCCGGATGCGCCGGATGTTGGCGTTGTTGTTGGATAGCTCATAGGCGGGGTAGCCGATGCGGCCACAGAAGTCCGGCTCCAGCAGCTCCTTGATCTCCTCCGGGGAGTAGCCCAGCTCCGCGAGCTTGGCATCCCTCTTGGCCTCGTCCTTCATCCTGATGGCGGCGTTGGCTGCCTTCATCGTCTCCTGGAGCTTCACCAGCTTGTTCAGCTTGAGCTTGAGCTTGTCCAGGGCCATGGGGTCATCGGACGAGATGCCGCCGGTTCCGACGCTGCGGATTTTATCAAGCAAGCCCTGGATGTAGTTCCATTCTTCGCGGTTGCGGTCTCTGGCCGCGTTCTGCTTCTCTTTCTTGCGGACCGGGAAGTTCCCGCCGCCGGAGATGAGGATAGAGGGACAGCGAGCTTCGATGGAGTAGCTGGCGTTCATGTTCGCCGCCAGCTTCCGGCAGTAGGTCTCCAGCAGCCCGTCGATCTTCTCGTGGTACATGGGGTCCACGCGCTCCTTCTGGCGCTCGGCCAGCTCGGTGGCTGCGTCCACCATGCGGCGGTACTCAGCAGTTGCGCTTCCGTCCTTGTAGTCCCGGAAGCTGTTCATGTCGTTGGCGCGTCGGGCGGCTTCCTCGTTGATGGGGTAGTAGTTCATGGTCAGTTATCTCCTTTCGATGTCAGCGGTTGCACCCGCTGCTTATACATTCGGGAGCTTCGGGGGCTCCTCGGTCTTACCTACAAAACAGTTCCCGCAGTACACCCACTCGCCGTCCACCTTGGCGAATGTGGTGTAGGTGCATCTCCAGCGCTCCGTCTCCGGGTCAAAGTGGTGGGAGTACGGCTCACCGGCCTGGACCAGGTTGCTCCGCAGAGTGGTCGGAGGGAGGACGTTCACGAACTCCTGGACGATCTCCTCGTCCACCAAGTCACCGGGCTTTGCGGCCTTATCAAAGTCTCCGTCCGCCCTCCAGTCGTCCACGGTCACGCGCCGTGCTTTACTCTCCTCCCGGAGACAGTCACAGACCTCTCCCGGGTCGAGATGGCTCCCGCATTGGATACACTCGTTGTAGTACATTCTCTTTTCCCCTTTCTGGTTCCGGCAGACCAGCTCTTGAGCTTCCAGCCGGTGTAGATGAAGATCGCCACGTAGGCCGGGATGCAGATTTCTCCGCCGACAGTACCAGCGCGAAGCTGGATGATGTCGATGGTCAGGAGCACCAGCCTCGCCGTCGCCATAGCGGCCAGGGCCAGGATGGACAGCCTCGCATAGAACCGGCGCTCCCACGCCTTCTTCTTGGCCTGCGTCCGTTCGTCCGGCTTGATCTTGATTGTAAACTCTTTCGTCTCCATGATGCCCTCCTTACGCTCCGGCCTCCAGGCCGTAGCGCTTGTCGAAATACCGGCGGCTCACCCGGCCGTCACAAGTGCAGAACCCAGCAGCCTCCAGCTCGCGGTTGAGCTGGGCGATGATCTTGTAACTCTTGCTGCGGGAGTAGCCCAGCAGCGTCATAACGTCATCGACACGATAAAACAGATCGCGTGCGGTCTTAACCTTCGCCATACTCACGCCTCCATTCTCATGCGCTCCGTGTAGTCCTGCATGAACTTGCGGACGGTGGGGATGAGCTGGTGCCCGGCGCACCGGCCGGTCGTTGTCTCGACCAGGGTGGTGTATTTTACACCGGACCGCTCCGCCAGCTCTTTCACAGTCATGCCGGTCTGCGCCGTGAAGACACGGACCTCGATGCCGAAGTCGGTCTTGGGCTTAACTCGGGTAGTCCTCATGGTTATCACTCCTTATTCCTTTGGCTTGTGCTTTTGGCTTGTTGTGTGCTATACTAATACCAGGTGTCTCGATGCGGGGTGAAGGTGAAGTCTGCCTCCACCGGGTCACACGGTTCGCCGTCGAAGGCGTTCCCTTGCTTTGTGCAGATGTCCGGTGCTCGGCCGGTCCTGGGGTCAACGTCCACCAGGAGCCGCCCGGTCCCGTCATCGTAGACCGGGCGGTCCCAACTATCGCGTCCCAGGAGATACAGGGTCAGCTTCTTCATGCTCCGGCCCCAATCGCCGCCTTAGCAGCGGACCCGGCCAGCTTCGTGGAGGGGTCGAACTCCGCCCCGTCTTTGTAGCCCCTGGCCCGGTAGTTAGCGTGGTTGTCATGGATGCGGCCGAAGGTACTGGGCTTGCCCATGTCCTTCATGCTGTCGTCCACGGCCTTCGGTACCACCAGGACGAGGCCCCACTCGCGGTTTTCCTCATCCTGCTTCTCGAAGGCAGCCTTCACGCCCTGAACGAAGCCCCAGCCGTAGGCGTTACACTTCTCGCGGTAGGTTCCGGGAGGGTCGGTCGGGTACTTCTTGATCTCCCGCTTGATGTAGGACATCACGCAGTCGTAGGCGTACAGGAAGATGCGCTTTGCGATCTCGAAGTCATCCTCCAGGCCAACCAGGCCGATCTTCACGGTGCGGCTCCCGGCAAACTTCTGGGTCCGATAGGCCCGGCAGCAGTAGTGCGTTGCGATGACAGCCGACAGCGAGCAGGCCCAGGGATTCGTCATCGTCGTGCAGGTTACGTCCAGTACCTCCCGAATGACCTTAGCCTTCTCGGCCTTCTTGATTTCCTCCGGGCGGAGCTTGTGCTCCGCCATGAGCTCCCGGGCCTTGAGCAAGGCGGCGCGGGCCTCGTTCTCGTTTGGGCTCTCCGCCAAAGCCAGCAGCTTGGCGATCTTGTCCTTGATGTTGGTTGCCATGGTCAGTTACCTCCAGTTCGGAATGTGGTCCCCGTAGCCCGCCTCGATGTGGTCATCCAGGACGGCCAGGCCTTCGGGGCACAGGATGTATTTGGTCTTGTCGGTGATGATCTCACGCAGTTGCGAGATCGTCGCAGCCGGATGATCTTGGTGGACCATGACGAGAAACCTTTCAGTTGCCACCGTGGAGCCGGAGACCCGTCGCTTCCGGCCCTGGACGTAATACTCGACGTCCTTGTGGTTCTTGGGGTATCTCGGCATCAGGCGTCCACCTCCATGTCCGGGACCATGAACTTCTCCAGGGTCAAGGGGGTCTGACAGTGCGGGTCCACCCGAGCGCCGGTCTTGAGCACCACCGGCTTGTAAATCAGGCGCTTCACGCTGTCCACCAGGCACACCAGGATTTCCTGGTCAGGCTTGATGACGGGGACGTTGGCATAGTCGAGCATCTTCTCCATGTCGGAGTAGGTGAAGTCGGCGTGCAGGCAGCTGCCGTAGCTCTTGAACTTCAAGTAGCCCTCGTCGCGGAAGGCCCGGATGGTTGCCTTGACGAAGTAGGGCTCGCCAGTGCGGAAGGTCCCGTTGTCGATGAGGACGTGGGTTCCGACGATCCCATAGTCGTCGGTCTCGCTCACGTCGATGCGGATGGTGGGGTACTGCTTGAAGTTGATCGCCTTGGCGATCTCGGTTCTGGTTTCGAGGAATTTCATGGTTAGCTCCTTTCGCATTTGGCCGCCGGTTGCACCCGGCGCTTAAATCGTGATGTCTTTGGGCTTGGCGTAAACAGTGATGCGGTCTCGGGTCAAGGTGACGTAGTTTACCTTGGCCTCCAGCGGGCCGACCGGGCCATGACTCGCAATCCATTGGGGGCTCGGCCCCTTGCAAACGGTTTCCGAACCGTAACAGATGACCGTCTCGATCTGGTCGCTGGCGTTTCCAACGACAGTCATCCACTCCAGGACGGTGAGGCGTCTCCGTGCCATCAGCGCACCTCCTTCCCGTGGGCCGCCGCCCGGCAGTGGGCGGCGATCTCCTCCGGGGTGTTGATGAGGTAGCACCCGTAGGGCACCTTCCAGGCCTTCGCCCGGGCGGCCTCATCATCTCCGAGAAGGCCCAGGGTGGTCTTCAAGCAGTTGTCCATGCGGGTCTTCCGCTCAAAGCTGCCGGGCACCTTGTCCCGTTCTGCTTTGCGCTCCTCCGGGGTGAGGTCTCTCCAGTCTCTCATGCTTCGTCGTCCTCCTCGTAAAGATTGAAGGCAGCGGAGGCCTCACGCTCGGCGTCGCCCTCGCTCATACCCTGGTCCATCAGCCAGTCGATGTACTCCAGGATGTTCATGCCCATGTAGCTCATGTTCGTTCCCCCTCTCAAAACGGCAGGCAGAACAGCCAGAGCTTGTGAACTGCGCTGCTCTCCGGGTGCTTCTTGTGGAGACCGTCCACGATGTCCAGGAGCTTGGCCCCGACCGGGTTGTACCCGAAGAAGTGCCAGCGAGCGCCGTCGAACCGCTGGTAGAGGCGGCTCGTATGCCACCGGCGCCGGATAGTCCGGCGGCCGGGGTGCACGGCATTCATCAGGAGCTTGCAGGTTCTCACGGTGTAGGTGATGCGCCCGACCTTCTGGCCGTGGAGCTCGAACCGGGTTCCGACCGGCATCGTCATCATCTTGGCCGCATAGGCGGCAATGGAAATGATTGCAGGTTTCATGGTATCTCCTCCCATCTGTTACACGGTTCCTTGCGCCAGGTCTGCCTTGAGCTTGAAGACATCGAACAGGCGCTTACCGTTTCCGTCGCAGACCGTCTCAACGGTGGTGATGTTCCCGAGGGCCTTGCTCATCGGGGTCCCGTAGGTGCCGCGCTCCCACAATCCAGAGGCCTCGGCCATCTTCCAGAAGCAGTTGACCTCGATGCCAGCGTTAGGGCCAGGGAACGCGTGGTGCTTCGTGAAGCGAGCCTTGATGAAGTTTTCGCACCACTCAACCTTGATTGTCTTTTCCATGTTAGTTATCCTTTCCGCGCTCTGCGCTTCCGGTTGCACCCGGCGTTTCTTTTGGGGTTTTACCTCATTCCTTTGGCTTGATTATATTATACTCCCGTTTGGGAGCAAAGTCAACATTCTCTGCTCCCAAATGGAGCAAAAAGTTTCCCTAACTTTTTGGGTATTCTGCATACCACTCGGAGGTGATCTTTATGACCATAGGCGAAAGAATGTTTTCCATTCTGGATGAAAAAGGCCTGTCCGCCAGCGGCTTATGCAAAGTCCTTGGCGTAGGGACGAATCAGACAACGAATTGGAAGCAGAGAAACACGGACCCGCCTGCAAAGTATATCACACTCATTTGTGAGTATTTGGGCTGTTCCCTGGAGTACCTGCTCACCGGCCAGGAAACAGAAAAAGCGCCCGTCCCCGGAATATCCGAGAACGGGCGCGAGATGCTGGAACTCTATGAGCAGCTACCGGAGCGCGAGCAGCTGCTCTTGTTGGGCCGCCTCCAGGAGATGACTGCCCCCATTCTCGGGGAGGGTAAGGGGGGAGCACCGGCAGCCGGGTCCTCCGCCGGGAGGGCCGTGTGATCTGGGTGGACTTCCGGCGGTAGGCCTGTGGAAAACTCTGTGGAAATTGTGTGGTTTTAATGCCACAGAACCGGCCCGCCTCAAAATAGGTGGTGATTTTTACCGGGTATTTTGAAAATAGGTGGTGATTATTCCCGGTAATTATTCCCGGTAATAATTACCGACATAATATAAACGTGTATATAAACGTGTTATATAAACTATGATGATGATGGTGACTATACGCGCGCGCGCGGATAGAGCGATAGTCGCGTTTTGAGAGAGGAGCGAAGAAAATGCTTGGTTACAAAAGCTGTCGGAGCTGCGGCTCCCTGATGAACTGTGCAGACCTGGTCTCCGGGCTGTGCCCGGCCTGCGCCCGGGAGAGGGCGGCCAGGCTGTCCGATCTCCAGCGAGACTACCAGGCAGCCGTCGAGGCCGGTGATCCTGCCGCCAGCTCCCGCGTCGCCGATCTGATCTTGGCTTACCAGGCCTCGGAGGGCGTCCGGTTGAGGGACGTTCCGGGGGCTCTGCGGGCAGAAGCCCTAAAACGCCCCTCAGAGCCGTTTTAAGCTCCAGGGGTATCCGTGTATTGCCCAGGGCGTTAAACGCGCTCCTGGGCGTTCCTGGGCCACGTGTGGCATGATTTACACATAATCAAAGAAGGAGGTGTCCGTTTTGCTGAACATGAGCAAGATACTGCGTTCTGTTCTTGGGAAAGACTTGGACGAAATGAGCAATAGTGAGCTCGCTGATAAGGTTGAAGAACTGGAGGCATCACACCAGCCCAAAAGGGCGTTATCAGCGGACGAGCTGATGCAGATACCTATGGGGGATTGGGGGGATTACGACGTCGGCGCGGTCCGGCTTGTTCCTGCTGCTGGGGTAGAGCCGTGTGAATTGTGCGCCAGAGTCTCCAATAAGTGCCTGTCTCTTTCAGACGCGAAGTTTTACCTGGAGCACGTGAAAAAGAACCACCGCTCGCCGCTCTGCCTCACTGCTATGCCAGCATACAGGACCCGGCATGGCTCTGGGTGCGATCTCCCGGAAATGCCGGATGGTGAGTCGTCGGAATTGCCTGGCTATCAGGTGTTCCACAAATGGGCGGATGATGTATTCTTCCGGGACCAATATCAGGCAGAAGAGGACGAGGAGGAATAGCCAGATGCCCACCTACAAAGACAAAGAACGGGGCACCTGGTACGCATCGTTTTACTACACCGATTGGCAAGGGAACCGCCGCCTAAAGAAAAAGCGGGGCTTCCTTCGCCAGAAGGACGCAAAGGCATTCGAGGAGGAATTTCTCCGCACAAAGGCGCGGAGTTGCGACATGGCTTTCGGGTCCATGGTCGAGATTTACTTCGATGACATGAAGGGCCGTCTCAAAGCGAATACCCTCAAGAATAAGCGATACCTGGTAGACTCGAAGATACTGCCGTTCTTCCGGGAGCTGCCGCTCAACGAGATCACGCCGACGCACGTTCGGAAGTGGCAATCCGAGCTGCTGGCGCAGAACCTCGCCCCCACATACATGAAGACCATCCACAACCAGATAAGCGCCATCTTCAACTACGCAGTCCGGTACTACGGCCTCCAGGTCAATCCGGCCCGCCTGGCTGGCGGCATAGGGAAGAAGGACGCCGAGGAGATGAACTTCTGGACCGTCGAGCAGTTTACCGCCGTCCATGAGAAGGTCCGCAAGCTGCCAGCGAGGACCGGCCTGTCGGTCCTGTTCTGGACCGGCCTGCGGATAGGCGAGCTGCTGGCCCTCACGCCGAGGGACCTGAACCTGGATGCTGGTACCCTGTCCGTCTCGAAGTCCTTCCAGAGCATCGACGGCGAGGAGGTCATCACAGAGCCGAAGACGCCAAAGAGCCGCCGGGTGCTGCCGGTGCCCGCAAAGCTGGTGGAGGAGCTGCGGGCCTATATGGCGGCCCTGTATGAGGTCGGTCCGGATGACCGGCTATTCCCGTACACAAAGAACTACTTCCGGCGGGAGATGATAAAGGCGTCAGAGGCCGCCGGGGTGGAGCACATCCGGCTCCACGATCTCCGGCACTCCCACGCCTCTCTGCTAATCCACCTGGGCTGCCCGATCCTGCTGGTGAGCGAGCGCCTGGGACACGAGGACGTCCAAACGACCCTCCGCACCTACGGCCACCTGTACCCCTCCACGGTGCCGGAGGCGGTCAAAAAACTCGATGATTTGATGCCGTAATGCCACGGTAATGCCACGGAACAAAAAAAGAGCCCCGGAGCCCTTGATATTCCAAGGGTTCCGGGGCTTTTTGTCATTATTCGAGCTCGACTGTTGGGGGCTGTTTTGGCGTCCCTGACGGTCTTTTTTCGTCTCTGTGGTCTTCTTTGTTGCTTTGCTTCCGGGGTGTCTACCTCGCTCCAAAATGCGGTAATGCCACGATAATGCCACGGACCCCAGAAGGGAGGAAGCGGGGCCCGTGGCCCTCATGGCTTATTATACCAGGTTGAGATAGGACAGCGCAACCCAGGACGTGATCTCCTTGAGAAGCGCCTCCTGGACGCCCTTGTGCTCCGCGATCTTGCCGACGGTGTAGCGGCGGGCGGTGCCGGAGATGTAGCTCGGCACCTTCGCGCCTCTGGACGCTGCGAGGCCGCCGTAGACGGCGCCACTCTTGATCGTGACGGTGCTGCCCACCTTGATGGTGACGGGGGCCTCCGTGCCGCTGCCGCCGGTCTTCTCAACATAGTCCAGGGAAATCCAGCCCAATCCGCTCTTGAGCTTGCCCCACTTGGAGGCTCCGGCTCCGCTGACCTCGGCAACGATGGTGTAGACTCCAGGCTTGATGAAGCCCTTGGAGGCGAAGCTCGTGCCGGGGCCCGTGCGGATGTTGAGGTCGGACGCCTTCACCCGGACGGTGTAGTTCACGGCCGTCTGGCCGCCGGTGCTGGGCGTGCTGGGGGTGGAGCTACCGCCCGCCAGGCGCTTGTTGACCTCGGCCGCGATCTCGTCGTGGAGGCCGTACAGGTAATCCCCGGGGCAGCTCTTATTCGCAAACCAGCGGTGAACGGTCATCACCATCTCGTTGGCCTTCGGCTGATAGGCCAGGGTCTTGGCCTTGTCGCCGAACCAGAGGATTTTCGTCTTCCCGTTCCGGCGGCAGATGTCCGTCACCAGGTCCAGCAGCGCGGCATAGGCAGCGCTGGTCACCTTATAGGGTTCATAGGTGTCAGAGGCCACCTCGATGGTTACGGCGCGGTTGTCGTTGTCTGCGCTGGAGCTGCACCAGGAACGGTCCTTCTCCTCGACATACATACCGACCTTGCCGTCCTTGCCGATGCCGTAGTTGCTGCTGGCCTGTCTGGAGCTTGGGGCGAAGACGTTGCCGAGGCTCTGGACGGTCACCTGTCCGACGACACAATGGATGGTCACTCGGGTAATGGCATACTTACGGGGGCTGTTCTTGTTCGGGCTGATCTTGGTGTAGGTGACGAGGCCGCTGTTACTCATGGCGCATCAGCTCCTCAGTCCCAAGGGCGACGCCCTCAATGGGGATGATGCCCTGGTTAAGCTCAAATACGGCTGCTTCGATGAGAGCATCAAGCTCGGCCTCGTTCACCTTGATGCCGTGCTCCTTGAGCCAGGCGATGACATAGGCCTTCTTCTCCTCGCCCCGGCCGCTGCCATTGAAAATCTGCTCGGCAGCAGCGACGGCGATCTTGACCCAGGCGTTGATTTCCTTCTGCTGGTCGGACGTGGTCTTGCTCTTGATGTAGGGGACCAGGACGCAGGTGATGACGGTGGCGAGCAGAACGCCAGCGGCTTCGATGATAGGGGTGATGTCGTACATAGTAAATCCTCCTTGTTATCCTTTTCCGGTTGTGGTGGTATCAGGGCAAGCCGCCCCGGCCGGAGACTCGGTCGGGACGGCTGTGCTCATGGGTTGGTATGGCACTCCATCGGCGTCGAGGTTGTGCCGGTTGCGGCTGATCTTCTCGCCGGTGGAGGCCGCTGCATAGCTGACCAAGTAGCCGATGCAGGCCGAGAAAATGGTGGTCGTGACGTCGCTGGCCGTCTGCTGGTCGCGGAAGGCCAGCGCATAGGACGCCACAGCCGACAGGGTGGCGATTACCACCGCCCACGCTGCCAGCTTCTTCTTGAACTCCCAGGGGCGGCGCTTCGACAGGTGCTTGGGCTTATAGTTGTCCATGCCTCCCACCTCAGTCATCAAGCAAGGCGCTCACGCCTTGCTTTGCCAGGAAGTCCTTCTGCTCGTGCTTGATCTTCACGGCATAGTCCAGGGCTTCGTGCATATCGCCGTTGCAGTGCGCGTCCGGGATGCGCTGGACGGCCTTCGCCGTCGCTTCCCCAAGGGCGATGCTCGCCCGGGTCCCTTTGATGAGGATGAGTACAAGCTCCTTCTGGCGCTCGTTCTTCTCCTCCAAGGCTCTGTCGTGGCGGTCAATGCGGCGCTCCAGGCGCCAGATGATGATGCCCATAACAGCCGAAGGGATGCCCATGGCAGCGATGAATGCGGCCACGGCTCCCCAGACACTAATTGTCATCGAATCCCCTCCCGTCAGACTGCTTTGTAGTAGTCGTTGATGAGGGCCGGAGGAGCCCAATGATCCTGTTTCGTGAAGGCTCGAAGGGTTTCGTATTCGGTCCCGTTATGGATGAAGTGGTCTCCAACAGAAAAAGAGTGGTTAGGCTCAAGGTCATTCCAGTCTGGTACGGAACCAGGGCCGGGCTCTGGCTCCGGTTCGGGCCCTGGTTTAGCATCATAGAGCTTATACTCAGAGGGGACCAGGTGCGGGTAGTGGGGCTCGTACAGGGTGACACCTGCTTCCTTGATGGGGGTGTAGAGCTTCCCGTCAACGGGGTCCCGGCGAACTGCACCATAGGGGACGTGTTCGCCCCACGCGAAGTCAAGGTAGGTGCCAGGCTCCTCCGGCTCCTTGCGGAGCAGGCGGAACAGGGTGCGGCCGCCTACGGTTCCGGGGGCCCAATCCGCCTGGGCCTGGTGCTGCTGGAGGCAAATGTAAGTCTCCTGGTCCGGGCCAATGATAGGCTCGTCCTTGAAAATCATGCCCATGGTGGCGCTCCAGACACGGACGCCGTCTGCGGTCGCCATGGAATTCAGCTCGGCATCAGTGAAGCTCCCGGCCTCGGCAGAACCGGCGCGGACCAGGTTCGACCGGGCGATGGAGACATAGCGCTCCGGCAGGCCGGGACTACCGAGGGCGACGAGCGCGTCATGGGCAGCGAGGATGGCCTCCCAGATTTCCAAGGTGTCGCGGCTTTTCTCCTGCTTCGCATACGCTCTCGCTTCTTCAAGCGTTCTCATAGTTCATCCCTCCTCGCTTAGATGTAGCTGGCAGACAGAGAGTAGCACGAGATGGAGTCCCAGCCCTTCGTCTTGCCGATGGTGACGCGGATGCCCACCGCCCAGCTCGCGGCAGTCTTGACCTTGTTCGAGAACATATGCTTGAGGCCAACCGTGACGGTTTCCCAGGCGGGGGATGCGTCGTTGAAGTTGTTGCAGACCTGGACCAGGACATCGTCCTCGTGTGCGTTGTAACGCATGGACACCAGGATTTTTTCGGCCGCAGCAGTCGTGTCGCCGACCTTCCAGTCGAAGTCAATGCGGCTGACGTTACGGGTGAAGGTGATCGTCCTGGTAACGCTGTTCCCGGCGCTGTCAGTGACCTTGATGCTCATGGTGTGCTGACCGGTGAGGCTGGAGAACTGCGCCGCAGTCAGAGCAAAGGTATAGCTCTTTTTGCGCTCCGCGTTCTCGATGGTCCGAACTTCCACGCCGTCCAGGCTCTCCACCACTTTCAGGGTGTCGGCTTCATCGTTGTCGCCGACGGTGTACTGATAGCTCGGAGGCGTCGAGATCGCTCCAAGGTTCTGGTTCGTGCCGCTGATCGTGGGGTCCACGTTATGCGTCACGGTTCGCGTCGGGCTGGTGGTGTAGGCGCTGTATGCGCCCTTGCTGTCCTTCGCCCGGACGCGGTAGGTCACGGTATTCATGTCGCCGGTGATCCCGGTGTCGGTGTGCTTGGTGGCGTTCCCGCTGTAAATTTTGGTCCAGCCGCCGTTGTTGTGCTGCCGCTCCAGCTCATAGCTCACCTGGTCGCCGTCCGGGTCAACGGACGCCGACCAGGTAATGTCCAGGTTTTTCCCACTTCGCACCGTCTCGGGAACGGCGATAGACGGGGGTGTGGTCGGGTTGTTGTTCCAGACGATTGTGTAGTAGCCCTCGCTATCCGGGGTATCAGATACCAAGATATTAGAGGACAGATTCAAAGCCGGGCGCACGCCCCAGTGGCCGTCGTACGCGCTGCGGCTGTTGAGGCTCCCGTCCGAGTACACGCAGCGCACGTAGCCCGCGTACGACGAGTACGGGGACCGAAGCCACCACCACCACGGCTGCGAAGCAGTCAACGAGCTGCTGGTATATTCGCTGTTGCTGACCGCCTGGGGCGTGGGGTACGCCTTCCGGCTGTTGTTGTCGCTGAACAGGGCCAGCTTCGAACCCTCGTTGATGCCGTTTTCTGCCCCGAGGCCAACCTCGGCCATGGACGGCAGAAACACCTTGTCCTGGAAGGTTTCGGAGCCGCCGCCGTCCGTGGTGGGCTTGGCGACGGTCAGGGTCGTGGTGAGCAGTGCTGCCAGCATCTCCGGGCCGAAGCCAGTGAGGAAGCCGGGCTGCCCGTCGTACTCGTTGTAGTTGCTCCAGACATAGGCGTTGGAGGGCGGGCGGTCATAGCTGTGCTGCGCCTGGTACCAACCGGCGCCACTCTTATTGAGCCACTGGCGGATGTTCGCCAGGACCATGCGGTTGTTACCCCAACTCTGGCGGTCGGAGTTTCCGCCGCTCTCCGTGGCATCAAAGCAGCAGAGCTTGATGATCTTCTCCGTTACCAGGGTCACGCTGTTGGCCGGGTATCCGGTGTGGTTCTTGTCGGCGATCTGGAACGGAATGGGGACGCCGTAGTATTTGGTCTTCGTGTCTCTGACCTTGGCCCCTACCGGAAGGGCACTGATTTTCTGGGACATTTTGCTTATCACTCCTTTGGGTAAAGATTTGCTCAAAGATGCGGTCGTACTTCTGAACCAAGGACCGGCACTGGCCGTGCATAGCGTGAGACCTCCAGCTCTGGTAGCTGGCCGTGATCTCCTCCTTGCTGATCGTCCCGGCCTCATACATGACCGCAAACTTGCGGAGCTTTCGCTTCATCCTCTCTCTGCTGGAACGGCGAACCTTCCTGATGACCTTGCCGGTGTCGGTAAGGTAGGTGTGAAATCCAAGAAAGTCCAGCCCGTTCCGCAGCGGGAAGATGTTGGTTTTGCCGTTGAGCTCAAGGCCACGGGCCGCGAGGTGTTCCTCGATGCGGGCCCAGGCTTCCTTGAGCACAGCTTTGTCTTCGTGGATGAGGTAGAAGTCGTCCATATACCGGCCGTAATACCTTATCCGCAAGACCTCTTTGACGAAATGGTCCAGCTTGTTGAGATAGAGCAGCGCATAGATTTGAGAGCTCTGGTTTCCAATCGGGATGCCGACGTCACCCGGCGTGCTGTCTATAATAGCGGTGGACAGCGCAAGGCAGCGCGGGTCCGTCAGCAGCTCCGCAACATCCTGCTTGAGAATGTCATGGCGGATGCTGGCGAAATAGTGGTGAACGTCGGCCTTGAGCACCCAGCCCTCCGCGCTGCCGTGCCTGCGGTAATACTCCCGCATGAAGTCACGGAGGCGGTCGAGGCCGAAGTGGGTGCCCTTCCCAACCTGGGAACCGTAGTTGTCCAGGATAAACGGCCTGGACAGGACCGGGTAGAGGACCTGATCGCAGAAGGCGTGCTGCACGATCTTGTCCTTGATGCTGTTCGTCTGGATGAGCCGCTTCTTCGGCTCGTAGACGAAGAACTCATAGTAGGCTCCGGGGCGGTAGGTTCCTTCCCGTAGCTCATTCTGGAGGCAGGAAACGGCTTCCAGCGCATTGGCCTCTACCTTTGCGACGGTGCTTTTCCATCGCTTCCCTTTACAGGCGGCCCGGTACGCTGCATACAGATTTGCGAAGTCATAAACGGCTTCAAAAGATTGATTAGGTTTCAAAAGGGGACCTCCGTTGCTAATAGCCTGATAGCTCCACTGTGCAAGCTGCCAGGCGTCAACGCTATGTGTTTACCGCTGCCCTGTCAGGCTGCGGTGGGATACGCTTTCCTTTGATGGTAGGCTTCTGTTTTCACCCTTTCGGGCTACTCAATCGCAGTTTCCACCGAAGCCGGGCGCACGCCCCTGTTGCCGTTGTACGCGTTGTTGTTGTTGAGGCTCCCGTCCGAGTTCACGTAGCGCACGTTGTTCGCGTTCGACGAGTTCGGGGACCGACCAAGGCACACCGGGGCGGATGCACGTACAAAGCGCACCCCTGGGCTCGAATCATCGCCGATAGGGCTGCTGCGGTCCTCTGGGCTGTGAGCCCTGGACCTGCTGCTTGCACCTCTCAACGTCCTTCTTCCTCCACGACGCTGCCAGGTTCTTGACGTCGGTGGTGAGCCCCGTCCAATACTCACACCGCCGGATGTCCACATATCCCTGTTCAAGGGCTATGTCCAGAAACGTCAGGAACATCTTGCAGCCGGTCAATACCTCCCTCTGGAGGTCGAGCCGCCGCTTCCATTCAGCCGCGTTCTGTGGGTAAATTTCGTTCGCGGCTATGATGTCATGGAGGATTTGAAGGGTGATGTTCTGCATACGCTGGCAGAGCGTGAAGCGCACCTTCTTCGGGAACAGGTTCGCGTTGTTCGTCAGCTTGAGGGTGTGGTTTACCAGGTCTTTCGCCTTGGTGATTATGGTGAGCTCGCCCTGCCGATTTGCCATAGGCACCTCCTTTCTCGAATGGCCTCGATCTCCTCCGGCGGGACCCCCTCGACCTCGATGAGGCCCGGGAGAACACGCACAGTCACGATCTGGCCGCTATATCCCAAACCACAAAGAAAAAGACCCTCGCGCCCTTGGCACGGGCACGGGAGTCTTAGCTCTGTGATAAGGTTCGGTATTAAGCAGCTTGCTTCCTCCTGGCTGCACAGGACTCCGTAGCTCATGCGGAGATGCTACGGGCTGTCTGGTTCCAGACGCCGTCCCGGATGGTAATGCCAGCGAGGGTGTAGAAGTCGGCCGTTTTGTTGATGCCGCCAGGCATATCGCCGGAGACCAGGTCGTTCAGCAGGTCGATGCTCGCCTGGTGGTCGTCCAGCTCCGTCCGCAGCCCTACGATGTCACTGATCTGGTGGCTGTGCCCGAGGAGGGCGTACTTCTCAAGGTCGATGATGCGAGCCAGGGCGTCCGGGTTGATGATCGCCTGGACGCTGCTGGCGCTGGAGATGATGCTCTGGATTTCAAAGGTCAGCAGCGAGTTGGTCGCCCCGCCTTCGGCGCGAATCCAGGCGGGGTGATCGTGGAGGTCGAGGTAGGTGTATGCCACGTCCTCGCCGCTGTCCGGGTCCTCCACATAGAGGACCACGCCCTTGAGGGGGAAGCCGACGGCAACGCCGATGCTGCTGGCCTGGACCGTTACGGTGGCCTCTCCGGTGCCGGTGTTCTCCACCTTCGCAATCATGCCCTCTCCGGCCTCCTGGATGGGCCCGGTCAGGTTGTCAATGACCGTCCCCTCGGGGATGTCCCCGCTATCCAGAAGGGCCTTGGTGTACTTAACAGGGCCATGCTGTGCCAGGATACGTCCAAGCACCTCATAGCCGCTGGTCAGTGTGACGGCGCCATCATTGTCCGGCTCCGTCGCAAGAATAGGGTCAAGCTCAAAATCTCTGGGCATTGTGCTTACCTCCTTGTCTTTGCTTTAATGATCGTGTCCTCCCATACCGTCGTAGCCATCCAGGCCCTTGCGGTGCCCTTGTAGCTGGTGGCTACCCGGACCCTGGCTGTCACCGTGGCGCTCTCCAGAGCCGCCGCAGCGAGGAAGTGGGTCGTCTTGGCGTTATGGTAGGTCCGTAGGAAAATGCGGGTGCCAACACCCGCAGATACGATGCGCTTCATCAGCTCCGCAATAAGGTCGGCCGCTTCCAGACGCTCGGCGTCCAGGGTGTCTTCATCCACATAGAGCCAGATTTTCGCCGGGAACAGCTCCTTCACCTCGATGTCAGAGGCCCGGACGTTGAAAAGGTTCGCGGCTGCCGTGATGATCGTGTCGATGTCTCCGCCGGAGAGCATCGCAATCATCTTGACCTTGATGAGCAGGCGGTAAAAAGCGTCGTTCGCCCCTCCGCGTGCAACACCAAAGTTCATGCCATACCGGTCCAGGACGCTCCCCCGGGCGTTGTCGATGTCATCCCAAAGCATCATCCTGTCGGTGTGCTCGTGGACGATCTCCAGGCCCCAGGCAAACGTCCCGAACAGCTTGCCGATGTTGGTCTCCATGGGCAGGCTGTGGCGGTCGTTGCGGATGTCGCTGCGGTTGTAGGCGCCAGTTAGGTACTCCAGCATTTGAGACAGGTATCCGTAGCTCATTCCACGGTCACCTTCCCCTCATCGGTGATCGCTTTCTCCCGGGTGTCGATAACGATGTTTTCGGTGCCGTAGGAGCTCGCTGTCTGGCCTATGGCAAGGTCAAAATCTACAACTCCGGCCACGGTCTTAATGACGCCAGGGAGGTCCATGTAGACGACGTCCCGGCCGATGGGCAGGCCGCCATAGGCTGCGCCTCCGATATAGTCGACGATCGCCGCCTTCACAAGGTTCGCCCCGTTCAGCGGGAAGTCGTTGCTGGTTTCCAGGTTCGACACCTTGACGTAGATCGGCACCGGCTTCGGCCTGGAAAAGTTGATGTTGATGCTCTGGCCGCTGGTGGCGACCACCGGGATGGTGGTGGAGCCGTGCGTCTGTATTCCACCCGCCTTGCGCCGGTAGATGGCTTTTGCGACGTCCTGGTCCAGGCCGCCATAGACCACGGCCTCGATGCTGTGGGGCGGCAGGCCAAGGCTGTCCACCTCGTCCGTGTCGTTCTCATAGCAGATGGCAGAATAGACGGACTCGACATTCTGGAGGATTTCACCGGCAATAGCGTCTGCGTTGACGCCGCCAGCGTAGTCCACGGACTGTGCATAGCGGTCCCGAAACTCCTCGTCGGTCTCCCGGTCCTGGCCGCCGTCAATGACTCCCTCGTTGGTGCAGCTATCGACGCCGTCCAAAGGGTTGGTGATCTGGTTGACGCGGCCCGCCTCCACGTTGTAGTCTGCGCCGGTCTCTACCGCCTGCACAGGCAGCGTTACGGTCCCCTCGGCTCCAATGCGGCCATTGGTGAGGACCGCATACTGGAGCCCGGCGACCGTCCTGACCAGGAACCCGGTCGGGATGGCCGTTCCTGGGGCGCCAGTGAAGGTAACGTAGCCGGACGCCTTCTGCGCCGGTAGAAGGGACAGGCCGATGGCCTTGCCGAGGTTGTAGAGGCTGGTGCCCACGGCGGTATCCACAAAGCGCGAGTTATAGGTCTCCTCCATGAGGCAGAACAGCAGATTAAGCATCCAGGCGAAAATCCGCATGAAGGCCCCCAGGGGGGAGCGGACCGTCAGGTTTGCTTTGCTGCCAAAGAGCTCCCGGGCCTTGTACTCAACAGCGTCCAGGAGCTCGACGTATGTGGGGCGGTGGAAGCCGCGTTCCGTTACGCCCCATTCCTCGGTGTTCATAGGGTGCTCACCTCCGTTTTGATGGTTGCGCCGGTGGTGAGGGTGCCGGTGACAGACACGTTGAGAGCTCTGCCGGTTAGGCTATACTCTACGCTGTCCACCTCGCTCACTGCCGTCTCCTGGAGGACGGCGTCCCGGATGACCTCCGGGACTTCATCCTCCGAAAGCTCGCGGGCCTTCTTACCGGCGATGCGGCTGTAATCGGTCCCGTGCGTGGGGTCGAAGGGAAATTCCCCTTTCCAGGCCTCCAGGGTGAGTCGGACCGCTTGGGCGCTGGTGGCGTCTCCGCTCACGAGCTCCATCATACCGGCGTCATCCAGCACAAGGTCCCGAGTGCTGGGGTCAATTTTCAGTGTGTAGTTATCCATAGGCTACCCTCCAATAAAGACGTCTCCGCTCCCGCCGGTGACTTGGCCGCTGCCGTTGTGGGCACTGAGCGAATCGCCCAGGCGGGCCGCTGCCTTGCCGTTGATGAACACGGAACCGCTCCCGGCTCCTATGGAGCCCTGAGAGCTGCCGCAGCAAGCATCCTGCTCGGTGGTAATGCTTCCGACATAGGCGGCGGGCTGTCCGTTGATAAGAACGTCAGGGGAGCAGTTCCCGGAGATGCTGCCGCTGATCGGCAGCGGAGGGTGAGGGGGCGCGTGCCCGGCGTGCTCACCGGCGGTCGTGCCCGCAATACTGTCTCCCAGGCGTGCGGCGCTTGGCATAGTTCTCCCTCCTCAGTTCAGATTTACGGTGCCGCCGGTGGTGGTCAGATCGCCGGTGATCTTGACGTTCCCCTTGATGTCCACGCCGCTCTTGGTGATGGAGACATACACGGAGCCGTCCGGCGTCCCGAGGCACAGGGTACCGGCTGGCAGGCCGGAAATGGTGTTGCTGCCCGTGCGGATGCCGCCGATGAAGATGGCGTCATCTCCGCTGTGCAGACGTTCGGTGTTCGGGTCGGCCTCAGCCCCTCCCGCGATGACGGCGTCGCTGTCGCGGTCCAGATAGACCACGACGCCGATGTCACCGGCGGAGTAGACCGGCCGGATGACGAAACCGCCCCCAAAGTGAGTGCAAACAGGGACAGCGAGGACCTGGGGCTTGGTCTGGAAGGTGTCCTCATCCGGGTACCTGGTGATGGGCTGGACATCAACCGTCATGGCCGCCTCGTCGAAGGAGATGACCTTGACGATGTCAGCGACGCAGAGGCCTGCGGCCTCCGCCTGTTTCTTCGCGTCCTCATAGGCGCGCTTCCGGTTCTGGCTTGCCACGATCTTTCCCCCTCTCTCAAATAGGCTTTAGCTCAATGGTGGTTTTCCAGTTCCCACGCGGGGAGCCGATATGCTTCCCGGACGCCACAATGAAGGTGCCGGACAAAAACTTGGACTGCACACTGACCTGCTCTGCCGGTCCGATGTGGTAGTTGAGCAGGCACTCCCGGCTGATGTAGTTGCCCTCCTCGCTCTTGGCGCTGGCGCTTTTCTGGCTGTCGTTTCCGACGGCCACGACGGTCTCCTCGACCTCCTTGCCAGAGATGAGAAGGCCGCTCTGTGGTGTCAGTGCGAGGCCGTTTTGGACGCCCTTCGACGGGTCGTTGATGTAGACCGCGCCGCTGCGGATGAGGAACCGGCTCTTGCAGTCGTTGACCACGATCTTGATGAGCTGGTCCTTCACCTTCCCGTTGCAGACAAGTCCTCGGTCATAAACCTTGTTGACGGCCAGGGAAAAGTCCCCGATCTCCACGCCGAAAAGGTTGAGGAGGTCGGAGACGATGTCCTTGGCGGTGGAGCCCTTGGCGTAGGTCTTGGAGACCTTGGCGCCAAGCCACTGGTCCATAGCTGCGGTTGCAGATATTTCGGTGATCCAGTCGGTGTTTTGGTGCTTGTGGCTGCAAGCGCTCACTTGCCCCACGAAAATGGAGCCGACGTCGCCCTCATACCCCGCATTCAGGATGATTGCGTCCCCGCGCTTGATACCCTTCCGGGTGGACTCCGCCAGGTTGTAGGCCTTGAACTTGGCCGTCTGGAGGGTGTCGCTGTCCTCGAACGGCACTTCAAACTCAAAATAGAGGTCTTCCATGCCGTAGCGCTTCCCGCCGATCTGGAGGGTTGCTGACCTCATCCAATAGCTCAAGAGGCCCCCCTCCTCTCGAACAGGTAGAGTTGGACCTCTCTGCCCAGGTTGTCCCAGGTCACAGCGTCAATGTCGTCGCCGGTGAGGCACAGGGGGATGATGACCGGCAGCGGAAACCGCTCATCCTCAATGGGGCCAAACAGGGGCCGCCCATATCGGACGGGGTCGCCGTAGGCCAGCACTTCGCCGGTGGCGGAGATTGCCAGGTCTGCGGTGAAGAAACCGCCGACGTCGTTGTAGCGGATGGTGAAGGAGAAGGTTCGGTCTTCCAGTTTGACAGAGAAGGTGTAGGGCACCTTTCCGGTGTCGATCTCGATATATTGGACATCGCTGCCCAGGTCTATGAGCTGCATCCCGTCACCTCCTTCCGTTGTTGCTGGGGGTAGCACGGGTCTTCGGGCCCGCGCTGCTGCTCGGTTTGTTGTTGTAGCTGCTCACATAGGATGCGTAGGCGCTGGAGGAGATCGTGGTCGAGACGGTCGTTTTAAGGCCGTCGCTCTTGGTCTTCCCGGTCTGCGATGCTGGCAGGCTGGATTTAGCGCCGGTCGGGTTTGCGGCGGCGGCCGTGGCGTCTTGGGCGCTCATGGTGGTGGCCGTGCCGCTGGCCTCGGAGCTGCCTATGGTGATCTGCTTGAGTGTTGCGGAGAAGGAGAAGCCGTTCCGGTTGTCCGGGGCGTGCGTGCTCTGGAGGTTCTGGATTACCAGGTTGGTGATCCGGTTCCTTCCGGTGTACGTCAGAATGTCGCCCTTCTTCCACATGGCGCCAAGCGTTGCGATGGTGTCGGCCCCGTTGATGGCGGTGCCCTGGAGCTGGATGGTCAAGGGCTGGCAGAAGACATGGTCCTGGATGTTGCCTCCGCCTTCAACGGGGTTGTCTGTGATTGTGCTCTGGCGGGTAACGGACTCGGAGTTTACCACGCCGGTCGTGCGGGGGTCCAGAAGGACGGTGCCGCACTTCTGGCCTACGAGGGTATACATATCGGCACCTCCTTATGCAAATCCGTGCTGCATGATGCGGTCCGTGTAGTCCTGCCCCTGGGCCTCCTGGTAGAGCTCGGAGAACAGGGCCCGCAACTGCTCTTTGATGCTTACAGCGGCGGAGCTGTCCCCGCCGTTGACGGTGATTTGGATGCTGGGCGACAGGGTGACTTGCTTGCCCCCCTGGTTCGTGGTGTTGTAACTGGTGAAGGACTGCATGAGCCGGTCGGTCTGATCTGCCGGTATGATGGCAGTGCCGCCGGGGAGGATGGCAAGCTCGCCGCCCTCCTCGTTCATGTAGGTCAGGCCGCCGGAGAAGTTGTCCGTGCCTCTGGCATTGTGGGGCACCGAAGCGCCCACCTGGATGTTGGAGGCGGCGGCTGCTTCCCTGGCCGCTGCGGTGATGCGGCCGAACTGCGACACGATGTTGTCGGTCCCGGTCTGCGCTGCGGTCTGCATCGCGGTCCAGGCGGTTTCTGCGTCCGTCTGCATGGTGGAATACGCCGACGTGGCGCTGGCCCCCATCGCAATAAAATTCACGTCTGTGATCTCCGCGATCTCGTTGGAGCTGTTGGTGACGGCCTCGGTCGTGGTGGCCGCTGCGCCCTCCACCTGTTCCTTGTACTGCGAGGTGTCAACGGCAAGAGAGGTCTCCTTGGAGGCTGTCTCGTCCAGGCCGTTCACAGCCCCGTTTAGATCGTTGACCGCCGCTTCGCTCTCCTTGGCCCCTCCGAACAGGTTCGTAAAGAAGCCTACGACCTTCCCGACGCCGTCGGCCAGCCACCCGACCACTTTACCCAGGACGTCGGCGATGATGCCCAGAACGTCCCCTATGATGGTCAGCACGGGGCTGATCGCGTCCAGGATGGGAGAGATCGCGCCGAGCAGCTGCGCTATCGGTGGCAGAAACGCTTCCGCTATCTTCTGGATGAGCGGAACGAGGGGCTGGATGATGGCCGTGTTCAGCGTGCCCAGGATGTCAACCAGAGGCGGCATGACGGACTCTGCTATCATGCCTATCACGGACGCCAGCGGTGGAAGGATGGTCTGTGCGAGCTGGCCGAACACCTCGATGAGGGGAAGCCCGGCCTGGAATAGCGTGCCAATCACGCTGGTAAGAGTGGGGATAAGGGTCTGCCCGAGTTCGATGAGAACAGGGGCTGCCTGGGCCATGCCGGTGCTCAGTATCTCGACGAACTGCATGAGCATCGGCTCGATGGTGGGCCAGTTGTCCATGATCGCCCCGAACAGGCTCTCCAGGACAGGGGTGAACTCGGCTCCGGCGTCGGCCATGAAGTTGCCCCATACACCCTTGAGGTCCTTGGTGCTATTCACGAGGCCGCCGGTGCTGTCGGCTGCTGCCTGCTGGAAGCCGGTGCTTTCCTTGAGGAGTGCATTCATTCTGACCTGCGCCAGAGATGCTTCGTCCAGTTCGTCAATCTGGCTCCCGAGACCCATTTCCATGGCGGTGTTTTTGAGGGTTACGTCGTCGATGTGGACGCCGTACTCCTCCAGGGCGGCGTTGTTGCCGCTGATGTAGTCCTGGATGACGCCCAGGGCCTCGACGTCGTCCATGGCGAAGGCGTTTCCAAGGTCGTATGCAAGGGACGTGGAGATTTTAGAGAGCTCCGTTGCGGCCTCCCCGGTGATGCCGAGCTCGCCATACATGGCCTTGTTGGAGACCATGAAGCTCTGCACCTCCTGGTCGCTACGGTGAATGGCGTCGGCGTAGTTCTCTGCCCATTCGGCCGCGTCGGTGCCAGCAAAGGACGCCTCAAACTTGCGCCCGGTGTTCTCGGCAGCTCCGGCCGCCTCGATGGCTGCGGCTCCAAGCTCCTTGAGCATATCAATACCGGCCTGGATGGCCTCGAAGCCAACAAAGGCCGTAAGGGCCCCTTTGATAGCATCTTTGATCTGGGAACCAGCGCTGTCGCCCTCGTCCCCCATGTCGTCCAGGTCCTTCCCGGTGTCGTCCGCCTCGTCTCCGAGGTTGTTGATCTTGTTGGCTGCCGCTTCGACAGCCCCCAGGAATTTCCCCTTAATGGCGCCGATGGGATTGGCGAAGGCCGTGCCGATGCCCTTGATACCGGCCGTGGTCTTCTTGGTGAAGGTGGTGATCTTCTTCTCGGTGTAGCCGATGGCACCGTCGAAGCCTGCCTTTATGGTCTTGGTGGCGCTCCCGCTCTCCTTCGCCGCCGTCCCCATGGATTTGAGCACGGACGAACCAAAACTGTCCGCCTCGCGCCCCATGGCCCGGAAGTCCGTGCCTATGTCGTCCGCCTCGTCTCCGAGATCGTCGAGGGCGCGTGCCGCCTCCTTAGCTCCGGCGGTGGCTGCGGATGTGCCTGCCTTGAACTGACGCCCCATGTCGCGGCCCTGGTCCTCGGCATCCTCAGCGCTGGCCTTTAACCGCTCCAGGCTGCCGAGGATGTCACCGAGCTGCTGTATGGTGCCATCCAGGTCAAAGTCCATGCCAAAGGTGAGCTCTCTGCTGTCTGCCATGACCCCACCTCCTTTCTGCGGCAAAACGGGGCAGGCGCATCACTGCACCTGCCCCTCTTTGCTCCATATTTCGTTGAAAAGTATCCGGGCCGTGACCGCCTCCTTGTACTCAGCGAGGTCCATGCCCTTCAACTCGGTATAGGTGAGCCCCTGGCCGGTGAATACCATGCACCAGAAGGCTTTGTTCCGGCGGGCCCTCCGGTCCGCCGTCTCCGGGTTAAGCTCACTCTCGAAGAAACTGCTCGATGGCCTTGATGAGCTTTTCCGGGGTCTTGACGTCCTCCTGGGTGTCGAAGTAGGCCATGCCGTCGTTGCGGACCTCTGCCGGGGAGACGACGCAGTTCTTAAACATGGTGTCCAGATACTTGCCGGTGTCCTTCTTGCCGCCGGTCATACCGCACTCGTCATTGACTCCGAAGTACCAGGAGGGGGAAACGCTCTGGAGGGTGAACTCCTGATTGTTGATAGTCACTTTCTTCTGCTTTGCCATATATTTTCGGTAGCCCCTTTCAGTGAGAGATTTCGGCCTGTTCGGCCAGTTCGGTGCCCCGCCCATTACCGGATAGTCATGGACGGGACAAAGATGGTGACGGTGACGGTCGCCTGCTCCTTCTGGCGGGCGACGTCAGGCATTTTGGTGATGCGGCAGTTGTCCTCGTTCATGGTAAACGCGGTGTCGTCGTTGGCGTCCGTGATGGAGACATTGACGGCCCGGCGCTTGGCCTCCAGATCGCGCAGGTACGGCAGGCTGGAGGACGTAGACATGAGGGTGAGAGAGACGGTGCCGCTCTCGTTGGCGTTCTCGGAATAGGCCACATCGCCTTTGGCCCCCACAGAGGGGGTGACACTGTCCTCAGACTTCGCCAGGGTAACGACGCCGTCGGAGGCGAAGCCGGTGATTACCCGGCCGCCCACGATGACGTTGACCTTCTTGGGGTCATAGGTGGTAACAGATACTTTGCCCATTTAAGCTGCTCCTTTCTTACGCACTCAGGGTCGCACGGAGGACGCCCTTGACCTTAACGGAATGGACAGCGCCTTCGAGCTGCGCCTCCCAGGTGATGTCAGGCATCTGGCGGTTACGGGCCTGCTCGTCGGTAGCAGCAGAGCGCTTCGGGATGACAACAGTGAAGACGCCCTTGTTGCTTTCCGGGTCCAGTGCGATGATCCCGAGCTCGACGGCCTTGTTGAGGGCCTGGTAGACGCCAGCACCGACCAGGGAAAAGCCCTCGTCGGTGTACCCGACCTTGGCGTTCTCCAGGAAGATCGTGTAAAGGTTCTCGCGCATGGTCTTGGCGATGTAGTCCGCGCCCATCTGGACGTCGATAAACTCGCCGTCGGTGCAGACGCCGTTCTTCACATACTCGTGCTTATACTCCACGGTGAGGAAGTTGACGTTTGCCTCCTCCAGCGCATCGCGCTCCGCCTGGGTCAGATCGGGAACGGTAATGCCCTGGGGGCGCTTGAACTTCCAGGTGACGGACCGGGGATAGAACGGGCCCACGTTGCCCACAAAGGCAGCGTCGGCGTACTCGGTAGGCTTGGCGGTGTAGATGATCGCGGACCGGCGGTTGGTGACCGCAAGGGCCTTGTTCTCGGTCTGGCCGAAGTAGAGCTTGCGGTGATCCTCTGCACCGGCGCCAAGCTCCGCCTCGGTGGGCTCGGTGCTTTCTGCCCAGGCCGCCAGGGCCTTGACATATTCATCGCCGC